TTATAAGGGTGCTTGAACAAATACTGCGAGAAATACACGGCGGATGGAGGACACCGGAATTGAGCGTGCAGGATAGTCTGGGTTGAAAGAGATAAGGAGGATATGCCGGGGATTATCGGGGTCAAGCTTTACAACCTTTATCATAGCGCGGTCATCGTCGGTAACAACCACATGTACACGTCCAAATTCCAGCTCGGTGTAATCGGTATAATTGTAAGGACGGACGAGAACCATAGAGCCATTAGGGATTCGTGGTTCCATGGAGTTACCGGTAACATGCACGGCGAAGTCTCCATCCTTGGCGTTCGCCCATGGGATTTCTTTTTCTATGTATTGCGGCTGCACTCCTTGTCCAGAGAACCCGGCGACAGACTCCAAAGAGTAGAGGGGAACTGAGGGGGTGGGGGCGGTGAGAATAGAAACTTCTTGCTCGGCAGAAGATTCTTGAGGCATTGTGCCCTCGCCGGTCAAGAGCCAATCTTTGTCAAGGTCTGGGAAAACAGCTCCTAAACGAGCTATCATACCTTTCGATAAATTTCGATTACCTCCCAGTATCGCACTTATAGTTGGTTGAGACGTTTTGAGCATCTCAGCCAACTGGTTTTGAGTAATAGCTTTACTGCTAAGGAATAAAGCAAGACGAGAGTTCGGAGTAGCGTCGGTCATATATCTAATTGGTATATTGTCAGTTTTAAAATTAGTTAAAAATGATATGATTATTTGTTTAATATATCATTTTGATATATCTTTGCATTGTATTTAATCAACGGCTTAATAAAGCGCTTACAAAAATACGAAATAAAATCAATAATAAACAGAAAAGTTGATAACAATTTAACTCCACAACAACAATGACAACAAGAGAGAAACGAAATATAAAGATAGACCTCTACATCAACGGAGTATATCAGCAAACAATTGAGAAAGGTCTTATGACCACAAAGCAAGGAATTGCTACTGCTGAAAAAATTGCTCGCAACTACGCACGCGGAAACTACAAGCACATAATGGTTTTCGTTCACGCTGGAGAACTCGCAGTCGGAGATATCACTGCAAGAACTGAACTCGGAAGCAAACGCATCGAATCACACAAAAGAGTTTACAACATATAGCAATTCAACAATGAATAGCTCTATGCCAGAGAAAGAGAAATAAATAATATATAATAAAATTAAAAACAGTCAATTACCCCCCCCCCCGAATGAATGCGCGCCGATTTGCAGCGGAGGCAGGAATGAGCGAGCAAGAGGCAGCGAAAGAGCTGGCCGATGCGCTTATCGAGAAAGAATACATTGACAAACTCAACAACAACGAATTTTTGAAAGGTATGGAAGAAAAATCAACAAAGATACTGAGTATTAAAGCGAAGTGTGGCACACAGGAGAGGGAACTGTCATTTCCGGTTCCGGCAGAAATGTTGGAATGGATTGAGCAGATAGAGCTCCCTACCAGCGAAAACGAGAATGACCCGAAGCGCTTCTGTGTAGAAGGGAGCCGGAAGATACAGCTATCCATCAGTCTTATGGACTTGCGCCGCAAGTTCTGACAGTGGCGAACTCAGACAACACAACAACACGAACTGAAGCAAATATAAAACCAAAGAAGAAATGACACAGATAGACCTCAGAACCCCTAAAGAAAAGGAGCGGGACCAAAAACATGCCGCCATCTGTAACGAGTTCTTAACGCTCACCAATCAAATGCCTACGGCAGCTACTCACCGCATTTTCGGACTGATAGCAGAGCGACATAAATTGACAATCCCCGGAGTACGGAATATCGTAATCAAGGCAGGGCTTTACGCCACCAACAAATAACCACAACCGACAGCAACAATGAAACGGAATAGCACAGCCAAGAACATGGCACAGATACTCGTCCTCGTGGCATTTTCAGGAGTGGCAATCATCTCCCTGATGGCGATACCCACGGACGATAACCCGATGTGGTTTATCTCGTTTTTCAGTACAAAAGCGTTAGCTGCCGCAGGGTTTTACGCCATATGCAAGTTGGAGCCGATATGGCGACCGGGCAACAAGTGGCTGCAAGCCTACCACCGCGCTTGCGTGAAAGCCGAGGAAACACCAAACTCGATGTACACAGTAAAGAAGGAGAAAGAATGATGCAGGAGCAGGAAAGATTGTTTGCGGACGGGAAGTGGTATAACACCACGGAAGCCTACAGGAAGATGCAGATGTCGCGCACAACGTTTTGGCGCAGGGTAAGCGAGGGAGCATTGAAATGGAGACTTCGTCAAAACTTTCCCGGCAGGTGGTTCAAGGGGCGCGACCTGAACAGGTTCTACAACGCTACCTATGGGATATGAAATTATTAGGGGTTAGACCCAAGAGTGGGCAATCCTGCAGCGGAAAGCTGCGAAAGGCGAAAGCCAACAATTTCTAAGGTAGCCGCCGGAATTGCAAGCCCGGCGGCATTTGAGGGAGTAGTTCAGTTGGCAGAACATCGCGCGAGGAGGAGGGCGCGCGACATGCCCCGGTTCGAGTCCGGGCTTCCTCACCAAGCAACGCGGAAAGCTTGTAAGACCGCATAAAATAATAGCTTTACAACTATGAGCCAAGAACTCATCCAAGTGCAGCAAGCAGAATTGCTGCAAGCAATCAACCGGAGCGAGGTTGATATGCAGATTGCCACAGCGAAGCAGTACCCCAGGCACCTGCCTACGGTATTGAACCAAATCGCCACTTTAGCAACGCTCGACACAGAAACGGCAGAGGATTGTTTCTACGTCCTCCGCAGGGGCGGTGCCAACGGCAGCAACGCCATCGAGGGGCTAAGCGTCCGGATGGCAGAAATCATCGCCGGAGCGTGGGGAAACCTCAGGGTACAGACGCGCATCATCGGCAACGATGGCAAGACCATCACGGCACAGGGCATTTGCCATGACCTCGAAACCAATGTCGCTGTCAGTGTTGAGGTGAAACGCCGCATCACCGACAAGTACGGCAAGACCTATTCAGAGGACATGCAGGTCGTGACCGGTAATGCAGCAAGCGCGATAGCATTCCGTAACGCAGTGCTGAAAGTCGTACCGAAAGCTGTTACCAAGCGAGTGATTGCGGACGTTAAGCAGGTGGCTATGGGGCAAGCACTCGACCTCGAAACGAGTCGCCAAAGAATGGTGGACTACTTCGCCAAACTTGGGGTAACCGAGGAACTGCTGCTCGAATATCTCGAACTGAAAAAGCGTGAGGAAATTGACAAGGAGCGCGTGTTTGAACTCCGTGCCCTCGCCAACGCCATCAAGGAGGGAACTACTACGATACAGGAAGCATTCCTGCAGCCGGTGGAGGAACGCCGCCAAGCTGCCGCCGCTAAAGCAAAAGTAGAGGAGATGAGGACCAAAGCCGCAGCCGCACAGAACCGTCAGACACGAACCGTAGCCACTCCGGTCAAGAGTAAGAAACAAGATGCCGAGGATGCAACCGTAGAGGAGACTCCCAATAACGTTGACGCCGAAACCGGCGAAGTAAAGGAGGGCTAAGCGATGCAGACCAAGTTCAACGAAGTCAGGTTCACAACCAACGACACCACGGAAGCGGAGGGAATGTACCTTGCCAAGAACCTCCTGAAACGATGGCAGGAGGATGTGGTTGATAAAGACACTGGAGAGGTGATTAGCATTGACCGCACTGAGATTTTGATGGAACGCGGAACGAAGATAGACTACAATACGGCAGCTTCGCTCAACTTCTATCTCCAGGCAGGTGAGATAACCGACTTCGAGGTAACAGACCAACAACGCGCAGGAATTTACGACCGGGGTTACTCAGCTGCTCCATGGGTGGTAACCGCTTGCGTCAAGGATAAGAACCGCAAGTTCATTCTCTATGCCAAAGGTGTTGAGCAGGCACTCGAAATCGCAAAGGACTATATCGAGTTGAAATTCCCAGGACATTTCGAGTTCGTAGCCGTGAAAGGTTTCGAGGATTGCATAGCAATCAGCGACAATTTCAATCGTGGAGGCGCGGAGAATGACACCTCACTACCAACCGATGATGGCAGAGAGGACGCGGACGCAGAAGCTACGCAGGGTAAATTCTATATGCTGTGCCTTCATGTGACCCCCGGCAAAGGGCAGGACTACGACTGCAATTTCCTTGTGTTTACCACGGATGCAGAGAAAGCGAAAGAACTTGCCAACACGTGGGTGGCAAACCGTAGGAATACGGAGGTTGAAGCAGGGCACATGACAGATGTGGAAGCCGCATTTAAATCAACCATTAAAACCGCCACGCTTGTCAACTGCTATTGCGTGATTCCTCCCGATTTTACACGGGAGTATTTCGAGCAGGAGAAATCGGAAGCCGCCAAAGAAGAAACCAAGAATAATTAACCCGGAGGAGGGGCTAACCACCCCTCGCTCCACAACAACAAAAGAGACATGAGCAATACAATTATTAGACCGAGCAGCCGCGAGGAGTGGCTGAAAATCCGTGAGAGCGGCATCGGCAGTAGCGAGGTAGGAACAATCCTCGGGCTGAATCCGTTTGAAACTCCCTATCAGTTGTGGCGACGCAAGGTAGGCATCGACGCCCCGAAAGAACAGAACTTCGCTATGCGCGCCGGACACTACCTCGAGGACGCAGTGAGCCTGTTCTACCACGACGAAACGGGCAAAGACATTATCAAGGCAAGCGCAGGGGATTGGATTATCCGCAATAACGACCGCCCATACATGCAGGTCAGCCCTGACCGCACGTTTTGGATTTCCGGAATGCCAAAGAACACGCAGAACAAGGGCATACTCGAATGCAAGACCACGCAGATGGATGTGGACGCAGACAGCGTTCCGCAGCACTGGTTCGCTCAGCTGCAATATCAATTAGGTGTGGCAGAGCTTCCACAGGGCGCGTTGGCATGGCTGATGCAGGGCAGAAAGTTCGGCTACCGCGACTTCGAGTTCGACCCGGAATTCTTCGCCTACATCACCGAGGAAGTAAGCCGCTTTTGGGTTGACAACATCCTTGGCAAACAAGAACCATTGATGATGACGGTTGACGATGTTCTGCTACGCAACCCGAAGCACGTTGTCGGCAAGGCAATCGAAGCGGACACAGAGTTGCAGGAGAACTGCCGTATCCTTAAGGAGGTCAAGGAGGAACTATCTGCGCTTGACACCCGAAAGAAAGAACTCGAAGCCGCAATCAAGATGGCGATGGGCGACGCGGAAGCCCTCGTGGCACCGGCAGACGGACGCGACAAGCCGCAGATACTCGCAACGTGGAAAGCGGCAAAGGACAGCCTGAAATTCAACGAAAGCAGATTTGCGCAGGATAACCCGGACATCTACGCAAGTTATAAAGAGACAATGCCCGGCTCACGCAGATTCCTGCTAAAATAAATTAAAACAATGTCAGACAGTTTTTATGGAAGTATATGTCTGTCGGATATTCCGAAGGAGCTTATCACAACGGCAAAGAACGGCAAGAAATACCTCAGTGTGGTAATCAACCGCCGTAGGGAGGTAGGTCAGTACGGACACACGCACTATATCAAGGCGTACGCCAAGAAAGACACAGTCAATCCTGACAAAAATCTCTACATCGGAGAGTTGAAACCGAGCGAGCGCAACAACGACGGGCAGCAAAACGGCGGTCATACCGCTCCAGTCAACCCGATGCCCGACAATCGGACTCAAGACGACCTCCCATTCTAATGTATTTCATAAACAACCAAGAGCGGCGCGACATCATACGGATGTTGGAGACACTACGGTCAACCTTAGAGGTCGGCAAGAGCTTACGCAGGGCAAATATGGTGCGCGTCGCCGGGTTGCTAATAGGGCAACTCGAAAGGAAGAAAAAAATCCCAAGCGACATGGCAAGGGCGATAAAGACCTACCGCAGCGACGACTCCCAATTAGGCGATTTGAAGCGCCATGAAGACATGGAAGGCGGGGAGTAATGGAATTACCACTCTAAGTCTCAAATCGCAAAATTGAGCAAATTTCAGAAAAATAATAACAACTCCACAACAACATGTACCAACTCAGAGAATACCAAAAAGAGGCTGTGGATGCAGCTGTACGTTTCTTTGACAACGGATTGAAGCGCAACGGACTGATAGTATTGCCAACGGGCGCGGGCAAGTCTTTGGTGATAGCCAATATCGCCTATCGTCTGGACGCGCCGGTACTTGTCTTTCAGCCATCCAAAGAGATATTGGAGCAAAATTACGCCAAGTTGCAGACCTACGGCGTGTGGGACACGGGTATATTTTCGGCGAGCTTCAATCGCAGGGAGGTTCGCAAGATTACGTTCGCCACCATCGGGAGCGTGAAGAATTACAAGGACTATTTCCGCAGATTCAGATATGTCATTATAGATGAGTGCCACAACGTCAACGCGGAGGGAGGAATGTACAAAGACTTCATACAGACCATTCAGTGCAAAGTTCTCGGTCTGACAGCAACTCCTTACAGACTGTACTCAACACGTTTTTACGGCTCAATGTTGCGCTTTTTGACGCGTACTAATCCACGCATTTTCAATGACCTGCTGTACCATGTTCAGGTCAAGACCTTACAGGAGCAAGGATTTCTCGCCCCGATGAATTACTACGACCTTAAAGTAGTGGATACAGAGCGACTCGTATTGAACAGCACAGGTGCAGACTTTACGGACGCGAGCGTCAAGAAGCATTACAGCGAAATTAAGTTCAACAATACATTGGAGGGTATTGTACGACGCTTGTTGGTAGCCGGGCGCAAGAGCATACTTGTGTTTACGCGATTCGTGGAGGAAGCTCGTTACCTTGTGAGCGCATTGGGAACAGGAGCAGCGGTGGTAAGCGGAGACACACCTAAAAATGACCGCGAAGCCATCCTCACGGCTTTCAAAGCCGGAGAGTTGAATGTAGTCGCCAACGTGGGAGTGCTGACAACGGGCTTCGATTTTCCCGAACTTGCCACGGTGGTATTGGCACGACCGACAATGTCGTTGGCACTTTACTATCAGATGTGCGGCAGGGCGATACGACCGAGCGAGGGCAAGACCAGTTGGGTAGTTGACCTTTGCGGCAACTTCCGTAGATTTGGCAGGGTTGACGACCTGACTCTGAAAGAGCCGAAACCGGGAATTTGGGCAGTGTTCAGCGGACATCGCCAGTTAACAAACAAGTATTTTAAGAAGTAAGGAGGAACGATAATGGACGGATGGCTAAAGCTATTTTACCGATTCAAGGAGTGGGAATGGTACGACGACACCAATATGGTGCGGCTTTTCATACACCTGCTTTTATCGGCAAACTACAAGCCCCTGAATTGGCGGGGCAAGACAATTCCTCGTGGCTCATTGATAACTTCCAGGGCAAAATTATCCGAAGAAACGACACTCTCGCCACGAGAGGTTCGCACTTGCCTGACACGCCTAAAAACGACCAACGAAATAGTCATCGAAACGACCAACAACTTCTCTATAATAACTATCACAAATTACGAGCGTTACCAAGACAACAGCAACGCTACCGACCAACGAAACGACCTGCCATGCGACCAACGAGCGACCAACGAGCGACCAACCAACGACCAGCGAGCGACCACAAGTAAAGAATATAAGAAAGAAAGAAAGGAAGAAGTAAAGAAAGATATACCTCCTTCACTACGTTCAGGAGGTTCGTCCGACTTGCAGTCGAACCCGGAAGCCATTGTCATCAAAGAAAAGGAATTTTGCGATTTTTTCAATTCTGAGATGGCGAAGCACGGAGCAATCATCCCCCGGATTCAATCCCTCGGTAAGACCCGGAGAAATCACCTCCAAGCCCGATGCCGGGAACACGGCAAGGACGCACTGGCGCAGATGGTGAGAAAAGCCGCCCGGAGCAATTTCCTGAACGGGCAGAATAAACGAGGATGGAAAGCGACCTTCGATTGGCTGATTCTACCCACAAACTTTCCCAAGGTCATCGAGGGAACATATGATAACGATACAGTTCCAACAACACTAACCATTAACCAAAGCAATGATACCAAACCGCAAGATAGATACGCAAAACGTCGGGGAGCTGATTCAGCAGCTCGGCGCTCGGAAGATTATACCGACGAGATTTAGCATAGATTTGCCACAGGAGAAACTCGCCAATGCGCTGTATGCGGCATATGTGGCAGAGGTCAGGATGCGACGCCACGAGATGCGACTCGACGAGGACACCAAGAATCACATCAAAGCGGCTGCGGAATGGCTCGGCAATCCTCACGGCAAAGTCGGATTCATGATGATGGGATTGTACGGCAATGGCAAGACTACACTCATGGCTGCGATGTGCAACCTGATAAACTGGCTTTACGACTCGGCTTGCTCGAATGAGCGCAGAAGCATTCGGACGGTCAAGGCAAAGGACATCGCGTGGCTCGCCATTGACAAGGATGGACGCCAGGAATTCGAGAAACTCTACTGGGAGGATATGCTCGCCATTGACGAGGTAGGCGAAGAACCGGCTGAAATCATCCATTATGGAATGGTGTTCACCCCGATTCGTGACCTGCTGGAGGAGCGCTATGCCCGACAAAAGTTCACCATCATAACTACGAACCTCGTGCAAAATGAAAAGAAGCAGTTATTTCAGATACGAGACCATTATGGGGAGCGAGTGGTAGACCGAATGCGTGAGATGATGAAAATCGTGCCATTTCACAATGACTCATACCGTCCTGCCCCAAAGAAACAAGACAACATTAACCCCCAAATGGCAACATGACATTTGATAACCCTAAAAACATGACGATGAAAGGACTAAAAATCACAGCAAAAACTGAACAAGAGTTCAAAAAGCAAGCGTATGAAATCGCCAAGAGCGTAACCACGACAGATGAGCTTGCTGAATTTATCAAATTTATCAGCGACTATCCGCTTGACTATGGAACTGCTGTCTATGCGCAATGCGCAGCCATGCTTGCAGCCCAACACGTGATGAACGGGGGCGAGCAAGGCGGTATAACTGGCTTTCAGGCAGGATTCATCGGATGGGAGATGGTAAAGCAGTTCATGTCCGTAGGCGATTGCGGATTGAAAATTGTGGACTATGAGAATATGCTTTATCCTCAGTATGAGGAGCGATTTGGGAAGACCATACCCTACAAAAACTTTGAGGCATTACAGAAAAAAGCAAAAGAGCATATTGAGAAAGATGACTCCGCAGCCCAACAAGAAAAGGATAAATTCGGTTATGGTATGCACCCAGCAGTCCGCAGACATATGGAATCAATAGTAAACGGAGTGGTGCCCTTTGGGTATGTATTAATTGATGACTGACGATGAATAACGAAGATTTTTGCTCGTATGACCTCTCTCTGAGATTGAAGCAAGCAGGGTTCGACCGCCCTTGCTGTTACTACTATAGCAAAGAGAACTCCTCGGATGGTTTCGTATGGATTACGACGTCGGCGTTTATTCCCGAAGACTGGAACAACGGACGCAACGCAGACCACTACCTCTTAACGCCACTTTGCTCCGCACCAACGTTGGCGCAGGCTCAGAAGTGGCTGAGGGAAATTCATAATATCCACGTGTTACCGCATTTGGAGAGTGTAAACAGACCACAGTATGTATGTCACATTACCCAATTGCGCAAAAGCAGCGAGAGACTAACTGATGATGTCAGGTATTTTGATACCTACGAATCCGCTCTCTCAGCTGGAATCGAGGCTGCGCTTAAATTGATTGAAAACAACAAAGCAAAAGAATCATGAAAACCAATCTTACCCCCGAACAATCGCAACGTCTCATAGAGCTGGGCGTTGACCCGAAGTTGGCAAGCGAATCGACCAAAGTTTTTGAGCCGATTGATGCCAATCACAGATGGGAGTCAGAAGTGCCAATCTTCACCCTCTCCGACATTCTATCGCTCCTGCCGAAAGAGATGTATTCCGAAGAGCGCGATATATTCTATCGGCTTAACATAGAGATGGGGAATTTTTCTTCATCAGTCTGCTATAAACATTACGGCTACACAAAGACTTTCGGGCCAACGAAAACCGCCCCCGAACTCATCTACGCGCTCTTCGAGCTGCTTGTATGGTGCATCACTAATAAACATCTTAAACTATGACAGTAAAGGAACTTAAGAAACTTGACGATAAGGACATCAGAAAGTTTGCCTACGAGGCCCTCTATGCAAATAAGAAGCTATCCAACACAAATGTCGATTGCTTTGTCTCTGGCTTCAAAGTTGCCCGTAACAAAGTGAGTACAGAAATGGCAGATTCTTTAAAAAGCATAGTCGATGCGATTAAAAAGAACGTCACTGGAATTGAAATGACCGCTGGATATGGAGGTCGCGGTTACACTTCCGAGGAGATAACCTACATCCATCAGATACAGGACGTCCAAAAAGACATTGAAGCTCTGTTGGGAAAGATTAAGGAATATAAAATCGGATTAATACTTTGAAAACTAACAGACAAAATCAAAAAGTTATGAGACAGATAAAATTCAGAGGCAAACGCCTTGATAGTGGAGAGTGGGTGTATGGAGACCTGCTACAGGTTTGCGGTGGATATATCATATACCATGGTAGTCAGACTGAATCTGACGAGTTTGAAGATGATGGCAAAACTGCCATTTACCTTTATAAAAATGAGGTGTCTGCTGTTCATCCTGATACCATCGGCCAGTTCACCGGTCTGCTCGACCGCAACGGGGATGAGATTTATGAGGACGACATACTTGAGCGATATAACGAACAGGGCGTAACCATGCACGTCAATTGGTTTGGTCCGCAGTTCGGCTGTATTCAGCATTGGGATGGAGTAAACGGCGAAGGTAGTTGGTATCCATTGGACAATTACTGTACTGAAGAATGGGAGGTAATCGGCAATATCCACGACAACCCCGAATTACTCAATGGCGAACAATCAAAAAGTTAGAACGATGAAAAAGATAATGTTCAATGACCACTACGGACTAACCGAGGCCGTGCTATCCGGCAGAAAGACACAAACGAGGAGGGTAATTCCACAATCGGTTGTTAAAAAGGCAAGTGAGTATCAACTGAAATATTTTGAGGCAACGCTTGACGCTATAAGCGAGAGGGAAGCAATTGAGCAATTATATTTTGTTGAAAGACTCGCCAATTTACCATACCAAGTTGGCGAAGTCGTAGCCGTGGCGCAATGCTACGCTGGCGCAGGATTTGGTGACACTGCTCCCATAATTGGGGCAGATGAAAACGATATGCCAATATTTGCAAGCGAAGTAGGTGTGTATAACAAGATGTTCGTCCGTGCCGACCTCATGCCCCACCGCATCCGCATTACTAATGTGCGTGTTGAACGGTTGCAAGATATTTCCGATGCCGACTGCATAGCAGAGGGCGTGATAAAAGGTAGAGTTGGGTCAGAGGGCACACACTTCATGGATGCCTACTATGTGCCAAACATGCCGTTAGAGCCGCATGTACTTCCACAAGGAGCCTACGCCGCCCTGATAGACCGCATCTCCGGAAAAGGAGTTTGGGAGAACAACCCCTATGTGTTCGTCTACGATTTTGAACTTGTAAAATGATTGAATTATGGAAATAGGATTAGCAGAACATATCCAAGTCTTGATGAATGAACTTCAAGAGTTGGAATCAATGCGACATGGCATATATAAAGCGATGTTGCCAGATGATGTTGTCAAGCAACGAGTAAAAGAATACGACCAAAGAATTGAAGCAATCAAAAAGGAGATAGACAAACTATGACCACCCCGATTATCGACATCCCTAATCAATGCCCCGAATTTCCATTTTTCGGCGCACCTTATCCTGACGCTCGCTGCATTGACGGTAGGTTATATGACCTTGACCATTGCGACGATAATGGCAATTTGTATGTTCCTACGGATTACTATTATTGCCCGTTCTGTCACCCCCAAAGAATTTATGGAGCAGCATGATATGCCCGAATAGAACCGGTTATTCCTGCCCCGACTATACATCAAAAAAATAATAAACACGAACAATGAAACTGAAAGAAATTCCCCAGAACACCGTAGTCCATACCCCGACAGAGGATGCAGCCCACGAGCTGCTTGCCATCCTGTATGAGAATGGGTGGAAAACTGTAGCATGTACAGACGGTGTCGTTGAAAACGCAAGGGGCATTCAAATAGAATCAGAGACTGATTGGTCCTGGTGGAAAAAGATAGAAAATGCGAGAAAAGAGAATGTTACTATTCTCACCCTCGCCGAGTTCAAACGCCTGTATTGTGAGCCAGAGAAGCCTCAGCCGAAGGTCAAGGTGGGAGATATTGTAAGAATAATTAATGACTGCGGATGCAATGCCTATGGACTTGTTGGCGTAATTGAAAGCGTAGACCCCAAAAGCGTTGATGTTACTTGTGATGACATTAAATTGAGTTGCCTTTATGAATGGATAGAACCCTACACCGAACCCGAAACAAAACCGACCGAAGATATGGATACAAAAGAGAAAGAATCGGGAGAAAAAGGGAATAATCCACAAAACTCCCAATTAGACCTCTGTGAGCTGCTGAAAGGGCGTTGCACCACATTTTACAGTCCAATGTGGGGAGATACCGACGTACTGCAACTCTACGATGTCAACCTGCGTATTGCACCTTGCAAGAACCACGACTCTTGGCTTAACACTGACGAGCAAGGCAAATGTGACGATGATGGAATCTGTATGTTGTGGCCGAGCCGCGCCCTCTACGAGCAATACCCGCTCGACGCTTACACCGCGTGGATGAAGTGGAGGGAGAAATAGAAGAAATGGAAACTGCGTATAGGAGACTTATTCTTCCGCTCCCCCGAAGCCCGCGACAAAGCAACCGAAGAAATCAAAGCAATCATCGAAAAATATAGTAAGTAGGGTATGAGGGAACAGATGCCACTGAGAATCCGCCTCCCTCCCTTGCCAGTTATGGGGAGGGGGATTATAGGGGGAGGGGTAGCAAATAGTCAAAGCATAAGGGTGTAGTAATGCCTACACGTACGCACACACATACGCGAGAGGAGAACACGCAGAAAACAAGTAGAAAACGCGCAGTCACGCATAAAAACGAGTAAAATAACGCTCAATAAATTATAAACCAACATGTTACTACAAAAGTCAAAGAAAAATCAATATTTCAGTTTACCCACGAAGCCCGACATCGTAATTGGGATAGACCCGGACGCGGACAAGAATGGCGTGGCAACGTTGTTTAGGGAGAATCGGTTGCTCAGAGCCACAGCCCTGACGTTTCCCGAGACGCTTGACTACATCAGATACATCCACAGCCAAGCAAGAGCCAACAGACAAACGGTGCGAGTCATCATCGAAGCCGGGTGGCTCAACAAGACGCATTGGCACGTCAGTTACAGCGACAGCAGACAAGCGGCGGCGGCAAAGGGTAATGCTGTGGGTAGAAACCACGAAACAGGTAGGAAGATTGCCGAGATGTGTCAACACTGGGAAATACCCCACGAATTGATAAAGCCCCTTGCGTTGAAAGCCGGTGGAGTGAACCTGTGGCATGGTAAGGATGGGAAGATAACAGCAGAGGAGCTGACAGCGATAACGGGGTTGAAAGGGCGCACAAACCAAGAAGCGAGAGATGCCGCTCTGATAGCATGGACGTGGGCGGGGCTGCCAGTGAATATAAGCGCAAAACAGCCATTCCCACCAAAGTAAACTTAAAAGTTGATTAATTGGCGTATATATGATTACAATGTAAACATTTTTTGTTAAATTTGCAGTCATTCAACAAAACCAATCCAATCACATGAAGATAGAGCAGGTCAAACTGACGCAGGTAAGAACCAACTCCGAGAACCCCAGGCAAATCGGCAAGGTGAAATTTCAAAAACTGATAGACTCGCTGTTGGTATTCCCGGCTATGATGGAGATACGCCCCATCGTGGTTGACGGAGTTATGGCGGCGATAGGAGGCAATCAACGGCTCGCAGCATTGAGGGCGATTTCCAAGATGGAGGTCGAGGAGATGGCGCAGCGGATTTTCCGCAGCCCGGAGTATCAGGAGCGCACAGACGCAGAAAAGAAGCGGCTTGTGGACTTTTGGGGGGAGTGGCAGCAGAAGCCAACAGTCTACATCATCAACGCCAAGACGCTGACAGCAGCGGAGCGGCGGCAGTTTATCATAAAAGACAACGTCAGCTACGGGCAATGGGATTACGACGCTTTGGCGAACAAGTGGGACAACGACCGACTGGAAGCAATGGGACTTGACGTGTGGACGAGCAAGCCCACGGAGTTGACGCCCCTGCCTGGAGAAGGCACGGCAAGCAACACACCCGGCGACTGGAACGGAGATGATGGCGACCCGGCGCAGACTGACCCACTCGCAGGAATTGAGGGTGCGCTGCCGCCGGAGTTGCAGGGGCGCGACATGACCCCCGACCATCTTGACAACATCAAGGGGGAGGACGCGACGCCAAGCGACCATATAATCATCACATATACCCCGGAGGAGAAGCAAGCCCTGGCAGGTTACCTCGGCATAGACGCGGATACGCTGTTCAGTAAGATTTGTTGGCGGCTCGATGAGCTGCAGGAGCAGATTAATCAAGACATAGACTGCGCGGCATGTGTACGCGATGAGCACGGAACCGTAAAAATCTACGAGCCGCAGGAGGGGCATAGCGATGAAAACGACTAAGACTCCCCTCACGCAGATAAAGCCGAACCCCGGCAATCCGCGCACCATAAGCCCGGAGAACCTCGAGCTGCTCATCAACTCGATTTTGGAGTTTCCCCGGATGTTGGAGATACGCCCGATAGTAACCGACAAGGATGGAATGATACTGGGCGGCAATATGCGATACAAAGCTCTCATGGTGATTGCCGGGATGAGTGTGGATGAAATAATAGACCGAATTAGCCATTTGCGCTCTTCTGAGAGCAAAACGGAGGACGAGATAAGGAAATGTACCACTTTTTGGATTGAGTGGCTTAAATCGCCTTATTCGCACGTTGTGGACGCATCAACCCTGACGGAAGCCGACAAGCAGGCATTCGTGGTAAAGGACAACGTGAATTTCGGTCAGTGGGATTGGGATGCGTTGGAGAACTTCACACAGGAAGAGTTACAGGACTGGGGTGTTCAGACGTGGGGCGCACTGGAGCCAATTACGACCGCAAGCACCGCCCCCGACCCGTTGCCCGGCGCAGCGGACAACCGGGAGCGCATTATCGTAATATTTCCGAGGGAGCGCAGAGCGGAGGTGGAGCGAATGCTCCGACTCGCAGGACTGCCGCAGAAGCAGGTGTACCGCATTGATGAACTGATAAACCGCCCCGCCGATGAGTGAAATAGTTTACTGCATACCGACATACAAGCGCGAGAAGTTACCGACTCTTGACCTATTGAGGGTCGCGAGAATTGGACCGAAGCGCATCATCGTATCTACGCAGACGGAGGAGGATTGCGCCAAGATTAGTAAAATCTACGAAGGATGTTGTACGGTGATTTATGCTCCGGGCTCTTGCGTAGGTGATAATCGCAATAATTTGATGGAGTATTGTGAGCGGAATGGTTACCACAAGATTGTTATGCTCGACGACGACATAAAGAGTATAGACATCCTGAGTGGTAAGCAGAACCGGCCGCTGACACCACAGGAGTTGGAGTCTACTCTGAGCTATTGCTTTGCACAAGCTGAGCGAAACAATGCACCTATGTGGGGAATGTACCCGGTGAATAACGCATTCTTCCAACGAGTACGAACTCTCCGTAGGAGCATATTAATCGGTACCGTGATGGGTATAACAGATAATACCCTCCGCTATGATGAAACGTTTCGAGTCAAGGAGGACTATGAGTTGTGTTGTAGAGTAATGGCACAAGGGCGTAATTGCTTGCGTTTTGACGTACTTTCTGCAAACGCAGCGCACAAAAGCAGTGGCGGATGCGAGGGAGAATGGAATAAAACATCAAGAAGGATTTATGCTCATCTATTGAAGGAAAAATACCCGGAATTGATAGAGCTGAGCAGTAAACCAGGAGAAGTCAAATTCAGGCAGAAATTAGAAAGTATTTAAAATGGCAACAAAGTATTACGGCTCGCCCCGGTGGAGCAACGAGATAGCGGACTGCAGTATGCCAATGACGTTTGACACGTACTCAAACTGCTCATTCGGTTGTATGTATTGCTTTGCGCAGAACCAACGCGGACTCGGCAAGGCAAAAGAAGCGTACCTTGCAAAGGAGGTGTGTGCCGTGAACGTCGAAAAGATTAAGAAGATGTTCACTGACCCGGACGCACATGGAGGGCAATTCGCCCCATACATCAAGCAGCGCAGAGTAATGCAGTGGGGAGGATTGAGCGACCAGTTCGACGGATTCGAGAAGCAGCGCGGAGTTACCCTCGAACTACTCCGCTTCTTCAAGGAGATAGACTATCCGCTTTGTTTCAGCACAAAGGCATCGTGGTTCACGCAGGACGAGCGGTACATGGAACTGATACGCGGGCAGCGCAACTGGAATTTCAAGTTTTCAATCATCACGCTCGACGAGGAGAAAGCCAAGGTGATTGAGCGCGGAGTGCCGACACCACGCGAAAGGCTCGAAGCCATACGTCGCATAGCAGAAGCGGACGCAGGAGGCGCGACACTCAGGTTGCGCCCGTTCATCATTGGAGTAAGCACACCTACATACCTTGACCTGATAAAGGCGGCGAGCGACTGTGGAGCCACGGCGATGTCAACCGAGTTTTTCTGTCTGGAGCAGAGAAGCCCCATACTTCGCGAGTTCTTGCCGACCATCAACGCGATGGCAGGATTCAACGTGTTGGAGTTCTACCGCAAGTACAGCGTACAGAGCGGCTACCTACGCCTGAACCGCAAGGTCAAAGAGCCATTTATGCGCAATATGAAAGACTTATGCGAGCAGTTGGGAATGCGCTTCTACGTCAGCGACGCGCATTTCAAGGAACTTTGCCACAACGGCTCGTGTTGCGGACTGCCTCCGACTTGGAACTACAGTAAGGGACAATGGTGTGAAGCACTCCAGTTAGCCAAGAGACACCCGGAGGGAAGGGTGTATTGGGCAGACATGCGAAGCGACATTCAGCAACTTGTCAGCGGCTTCAAGTGGTGCCGGGCGCAGGGCTTCAACTGTAACAGCAGCGAGAAGCGAGCTAAGTATGAAGGAATGACGATGGCTGACTATATGCAGTGGCTTTGGAACAACCCGCAGAGCGGTCAGTCGCCCTACAAACTTTTCGAGGGGGCACTAATCCCCGACGGTAAAGACGTGGAGGGTAATATCATCTACAAGTACAACGGAGCAAGATTTTAAGTTATGGGAGGAAAGATTAACAAGCGACAGAAAGAATACCGAGAAGCCGCATTGCTCCGCATGAGCATAGTGGCACAATTGTGGGGCAGACACTACACTTACCGCCAAATCCAAGAGGAGGTAAAGGCTCGGCTCGATTTGCAAACATACTCGCTACGTACCGTTGGTAAGGATATTGAGCGGTGCATAAAGGAGTGGAAAGCCCAGCAGCGCATCAAGGATACGGAAGCGGCAATCCATTTGGAGTTGGCGCGTATTGATGATATTTGCCGGGAAGCGTGGAACGCGTGGGAGAAGTCCAAGCAAGATGCGGACAAGACACGTACTAAGCAGACTGGCGTAGTTCCCAAGAGTAACAATGGCGGGGATGGAGAGCAGTCAGGCGAGATTCAGACAGTCAAGGTAGAGCGCACAAGTGAGGAACAGACCAACTGCGGTGACCCTCGTTATCTCGACATTATTTGTAAGTGCGCTATGGAACGCCGCAAGCTGCTCGGACTTTACAGCCCGGACAAGAAAGAGGTGGCTGGAGAGCTTTCATTTACAAGCCTACTTATGCAGACGGGCATAGTGGACGATGAGGAGCAGCAATGAGGAGATACGGAAATCAGCCGCAAGGATGTTCGAAGCATGGCGCAAGGATTGGAATTTGTTCATTGAGCAAGCATTGGGAGTGACGCTCGACAAGGAACAGAAAGCCATAGTGACTGCCGTACAGCATAACAAACGAGTATCAGTGAGAAGCGGCACGGCTCGCGGCAAGGACTTTGTCGCGGCTTGCATTGCGGTATCTTTCCTTTACCTGACACCGAGGTGGAACAAGCGAGGAGAAATGATTGAGAACACGAAAGTCGCACTGACCGCCCCCACCGACAGGCAGGTAAGGAATATCATGCTCCCTGAAATAAGCCGCCTGTTCAACCGAGCGCGTCGCCGTGGGTTTGACCTACCCGGACGCTTGACGCAGACCGACATACGCACTGAAAGCGAGGAATGGTTTCTTACCGGATTTAAGGCAGACGAGCACAACCATGAAGCATGGTCAGGATTTCATGCGGTCAACACTATGTTTGTAGTGACAGAAGCGACAGGCATCAAAGATGATACATACGAAGCCATCGAGGGTAACCTGCAGGGCAACTCGCGCATATTACTTGTATTCAACCCTAACACAACTGTAGGCTACGCGGCGCGAAGCCAAAAGAGTCAACGTTGGGAGAAGTTCTGCCTGAACAGCCTAACCGCCCCCAATGTGCAGCAGAAGAAGATACTGTTACCTGGACAAGTGGACTACGAATGGGTAGAGGACAAAGTGCGCAACTGGTGTCAACCGATAACACAGGAGGAGGTCAAGGAAGCCGAGAACGATTTCGAGTTCGAGGGGCAATGGTACAGACCAAGCGACCTGTTCCGAAAGAAAGTATTAGGTGAGTTCCCAAAGGTGGACGAGGACATCCTGATACCCCCGAAGTGGATAGAACTTGCGCAGGAGCGTTGGGCGCAGTATCACCTCGCAAGTCACAACGATGCGATAATCGGGTTGGATGTGGCAGGAATGGGACGCGACTGCACTGTCAAGTGCTTCCGTTTTGGCGACTATGTGGAGCGGTTCGACAAGCACAACAGCGGCGGCAAAGCAGACCACATGAAAGTAGCCGGTAGCATTATCAGCGAAATGCAGCGACATAGCGGCTATGCGGTGAGCATAGACACCATTGGTGAGGGTGCAGGAACTTATGCCCGTTTGGTGGAGGTGTGCGAAGAGAGCAACGGTCGTCTCGACGAGGATGGGATAATCAGTTGCAAGTACAGCGAAAGTGCAAAGCAAGGAAGTGCTGACCTGACGGACGTAACGGGGCAATACCAGTTCGCCAACATGAGAGCTTATCTGTTTTGGGCGGTCAGGGATTGGCTCAACCCGGAGAACGGAAGCGAAGCGATGTTGCCACCGGGCGGTACTTTCTTTGAGGAAGCTACGGAGATACGGTGGTCATTCCTAAGCAACGGCAAAATTATCATCGAGCCAAAGGAGGACATCAAGGAGCGGTTGGGGCATTCAACAGACGAGTTTGACGCACTGGCAAATACGTTCCACCCAAAAGCCATCAGAGCCGCAGGGACACAACACGATGACTACGACGAAGAATTTGAAAACGAATTATATTGATACAACACTATGGATATCAAAGAAATTACTGCCGCAGGGCAGAACCCCGGTTGGGTAATCGCCGAGTTGAAGCGCAAGTCGGTTGCTGTTCCGGCATGGGCAAAGTTGGACGAAGCTTATGACGTGAAGAAACACCCTGTAATGAACAAGCAGCTCTATCCGGACAAGGTAACGAAGAAAGGGATAGAGAAAGTTACGCGCATAACGTTGGGGCTCCCGAAATTAGCGGTAAAGCGAATGACAGAACTGATGTTCGCCATTCCCGTGCAGAGAATTTATAAGTCTGAGAACAACGATGAGAAGCTCGTGGGCGAGATTATGGAAGCCATCTTCACCAAGAATCGCGTGGACGCTATGAACATCGAGCGCGGACGCTATCTGTTTGCATCGTGCGAAGCTATGACGCTGTGGTACACACAGGAGCAGGACACCATCTATGCCGGGGAGCAGAGCCGCCTAAAACTGCGAAGCAAGAGCTACAGCCCGATGAACGGCGACGCGCTTTATCCGTTGTTCGATGAGTACGACGACCTCGTGGCTCTTTCGGTGGAGTATCAACGACGTGAGAATGATACAACGGTGACGTACTTCGACACCTATACAGCCGACGAGCATATCCGTTGGAAGATGAACGGCGGTGGTTCTCCGGAGGAGGATGTGCGCGAGAAAATCGAGTTGCAGAAGATTCCCGGCATATATCTCTACCGCCCGGAGCCGATATATGAGGACGAAGCGGAGAATATCTATGAAGCCGAATGGACGTTGAGCCGCAACGGCAATTACATACGCAAGAACGCACGTCCGAACTGGGTTGTGTTCAGCGATGGCAAGGTAAAATTTGGCAAGGAACCTGCTAACGACAACGCAGGGCGAAATGTACTGCAGTATGGTAAAGATGATAAGGCTCAGTACGTTACATGGCAGCAAGCTATTGAGAGTATCAAGTATCATGTGGATGAGATTCGCCGTAACTTCTTCATGCAGTTACAACTCCCTGATATGTCGATGGAGAATATGAAAGCCACACCGATGAGCGGTGAAGCCCGGAAAATGATGTTCATCGACGCACAGATGAAAGTAACGGACGAAAGCGGCATTTGGTTGGAGTTCTTCGACCGCGAAATTAATGTCGTAAGGGCTTTTATGAAGAAGATGTACCCACGGCTCGCGAAAGCTATTGACAGTCTGCAGGTGGAGGTTATCATCACCCCGTACCAAATCCGAGATGAAGCAGAGCGCATCAACAATTTGAGCAACGCCACCGGTGGCAAGCCGATTATGAGCCAAAAGACCGCCATAGCTAATCTCGGCTACGTTGACGATGTGAAAGAGGAGTTGGAGCAGATTAAGAGCGAAACGACCGTGAACCTTTTTGAAGAGCCAACGATTTGATGGCAGTTCGCAAGACGCCTCCGAAATATCAGAAACCGGACTATACCTGCAAGGACTGCGCCAACTCATGCGACTGGCAGAGTCGTGGAGCAGATGGCACTATGATATTATGCCGCTGCAAGTATCATAAGTGGTGTAAGTTCCTAAATCGAGACTACTGTGGACACTTCACTAATAGAATACGATAAATCGCTTAAAATGGCTAAAAAGTTCTCATTCGCCACATACGACCGCAAGCACTTGAAGAATCTACTGCGCCGGGCAAAGGACATCAGTAGTCTTTTGTCGGACACAGCGAGGGAGGGTGCGCGCATCGGAGAAGCCACCGGATACACCGCCCCTAATGGAGAGTTCGCATTTGACAAGTTCCCGGCGGTCAAGCAGAGGGTCGAGGAGTTATTCAAGGCGCTCCACAATCAGTTGCTGTTGACCGTGACAGAGGGTAACCGCGAGGAGTGGCTGTTGTCGGCGGCTAAGAACGACGCGCTCGTAGCAAGCAGGTATAGCCGCGCTGTCAAGAAGCTTGCAGACCGAGCCGAAGCGTGGACTGAGCCCCACTTAGAAGCGTTGGAACAGTTCAACAAGCGCAAGGAGCGTGGAATGAACTTGAGCGACCGTGTGTGGCGACTGACAGACCAGTTCAAAAGTGAGTTGGAGTTGGCATTAGAGATGGGGTTGGGCGACGGAAAGAGCGCGGCGGCTTTGAGCCGCGATGTGCGTGAGTACCTGAACGAGCCACACAAACTTTTCCGCAGGGTCAGGAACGAGAAAGGGCAACTGCGATTGAGCAAAGCGGCGGCAGCTTACCATCCCGGACAAGGTGTGTACCGAAGCAGTTACAAAAACGCATTACGCCTGACAGCTACGGAGAATAATATGGCTTACCGTACGGCAGACCACGAGCGTTGGAATGACCTTGATTTCGTTATCGGCATCGAAATTAAATTGAGCAACAACCACCCGGTTTACGACATCTGCGACGAGATGTGCGGAGTGTACCCCAAAACGTTTAAGTTCGTGGGGTGGCATCCGTTTTGTCGTTGCATAGCAGTGCCAAAACTTGCCAATGAGGACGAGTTCATCGCCCGGCAGCAAGCCCTGATAGACGGAGAGGAGCTACCACAGGGCGGCTATGCCGGGGAGGTAACGGAAATGCCGCAGTGCTTCACGAATTGGGTGCAGGAGAACGCGGAGCGTATCGAGACAGCCAAGAGTACGCCATACTTCGTCGCCGACAACAGAGCGTCAATTTCCCGAATAATCAAGGGTGATAAGATTGAAATTGAAACACAAACATCACAGAGTAAAGTTATAGCGCCCACTCCTACCTCACGACCAAAGGAATATGAAAAGAATAAAACAAAAACATCTGATTCTGAATCATCAGCACTTTATTCATCGGTCAATTCATTGGAAAAGGCAGTTGAGAGAGCAAAAAAATATGGCATCGGCTCGGTGGACTTCTCAGATGCAAGCATTGATGAAATCAACACGATTCTTGAAGTGTTCCACTATGCGCATCAGGATTATGGCATAAATCTGAATCAGATTAGACTTGCAAGGGACTTCAACAAAAAACAGCATTGGGCTGGGTCGTATAATTCCGATTCTAAAACGTTGACTCTAGACCTATCCGGATTCAAGAAATCATCATATGAGGAAACGGTAAGTTACGCCGACAAAATCGCAAAATTGCAATCGAACAAAGCCTCTTTGATGCGTCAGATTGAACAGTCAGAATCCCGCCTTGGGCGTAGTAAGGCTTCCGACCGAATCTTAAAGGGCGATATCAAGGCTATGAAGTCGCGAATGCTCGATATTGACTTGAAGATTCAGAAATATGATAAACTCATAAAAGATGGCTACAATGAACTCCCGCTGACTGTTGCTGACACGTTCAAGGAAATAAAAGAGCAGATGCAAGCCCGGACATGGCACGAGATAGGTCACCATATTGATGACCGCCTTGGGCGTCCGAGGTTCGCAGAGGGCAATTTCATAAGCGAATATTCCAAAGATATGCGCGGCGAGGAGTTTGCCGAATGGTTCAGCCATTACAAGATGCGAGGTGCTAAAGGAGTCCCCGCCGACTTATTGCGCATATTCCGCGAGGAGGAATACAAGCGTTATGGAGAAAGAAAATGTGAGCAAATGTATTTTGATGAAAAGAGCAGTGGCTATAATGTGGTTCATGATTTACACCAATTTTCAAAAAGAAAGAGCAATGGCGCTACGCTTTCGGGTGGAGATGCTGAAAAATGGCTTGGAAAGCAATTGGCGAAACAAGGCAAAACTATTGAGTTCTTGCCGGAAAGCGGTATGAATGGTAAAGCCGGAGATATGCGTTTCGATGGAAAAGTTTGGGATTGCAAGTATATTCCATCTGCAAATGTTAACACGATAAGAAGTTACATTAAGGACGCGAGAAAAGCAGACAACGTGATTTTTGTGTTTGATGAGTTAGATAGATATGATGATATAATGAAAGCGGTAAATTGCGAAATTGGTAGATATAAAGCGGAAAGAAGAAATCTCGGGGAGTTACCGGATGTTTATATTTTCGATAGTCAAGGACGACTTAAATTAGTAAAAAAAATAAAGGAGACCTAAGCCTCCTTTATGCGTATTCGTCGCAACCGACCCCCTCGCCAGGCTAGTGCAGAAATCGCCTTTTACGGCTATCCCGCGGCACAAAGTTAACAATAAACTTTGAGTTTACAAAACGTCTTTCATTTTCGTTTGTTGGTTTGAGGTTTACGATGGATGTAGTGTTTGGAGATTACGCATGTCCTTGTTGCAATGGGATTAGCCACTGAGAGATGCTTCCCCCAAAGACGGGCGAGAGAGACACCTATTTGCTCAGGAATGAATTGCTGATAAATGGCAGCAATGGATGTAAAGAAATACTCACGCTCGCCATTAATGGAGGTGTGAAAAGTCACTTTGATTATTTCGTCCATAGTTGAAATTATAAGTTATTTTTGGCGAATTTTATCCTCAGAGGAATTTTGGAAGTGAGTTAAGGGAGCGGCTCGGAAAAGGGAGAGCACTCCTTAGGCTCGCTTAAAATGTCCTAAAATGGAATTTCACCCAAGCAGACACGACCGAACCCTCGACGATGAAATTCAGCGGAAATGGCTTCTAAATATTGCTCACCTGGAAGTTCAACACGCACTTCATGGATACGATACCCACGTTTGCATAGCAGGATACGGTAGGCAACGGAGTTCGCATAGAACCCCTGATATTTCAATGTTATCATAGCCTTACGACTTTAGACGCCACATCCTCTCCGAAGTAGGCGGCAACAAGGTCGAAAGCGGGCTTGTCGCCATCCCACCCGAACATGCACTCGTGGTTGTTGTACTCGTAGAAATAGACCTCCTGCGGGTCGCACTCGGCGGGGATTGCCTTGTCGCGCTCCTCATACCAAGCGAGGAACGAAGTAATGCCATCACGTGTGCCGTAAAGCCCGGAGGAATGAGAGTAGATTTTTTCGCCCTCTTTGATACGCCCGGAGAGGACGGCGGCAGCAAGGTTGCGGTCAAACTGCTCCTGACCGAACGCAAAGAAGCAGTCATAATTCTCTATTTTGGGATGACCGTCGCGTATTTCGCGGTAGCGGTCGAGAGTGCGGGGGTTGAGCATTACGACACCGCCCTCGGAGTTATCCCAGTCGCGGTAGTAGCGGAGTTCACCGTGGGGAGTTTGAATGGACTTGATGTTCTTTTCTTCTGACATTGTTGTGGAGTTTTAGGGGCGTCCTGATTAAACATTATTTGCTGTAGAACGAGATTTTCAGACCGCGACGGAGTTTGCATACGCAGACATCTTCAAGGCACCGGGTGGCGCGGTCGAGGAGCTTGTTGAACATCTCAACACCGATTAGAGCAAGCATGCCGGCAACACCAACGAGCTTGTTAATCTTATTGCCGAAAGCATCCATCCCGCTAACTTTTAAGCGGAAGTTGCGGTTGATGAACTTTGAGGAGAAGTGGAGGGTAGCAGACTTTTTCATAATCCTAAGTTTTGTTGTTGTATTTTAAAGTGATTATGATGTAATCACGTCGCAAAGTTAACAGTTATTTTAGAAATAACAATACTTTTTGCAATAAATTTTATAAACTTTTTTATTGATTTTTCGCAATACGCTGACCTGCTCATGATTGCATGGTCAAAAAAAATTAAAGGTTTATTGATTATTTTATAATCACTATTGCGGAATTTTACTACATTTGCCATCAACTAATTAGTTTATCACATGAAGCAAGCAATCTTAACGGCTCTCAACGGCAAGTTTACCGGGGTGAGCGCAGCTATTCTCGGTCGGGTCGCTGACAAACTGATCAGCAGCGGCAAGGTCACTAAAGAGGAAGATGTCGCGAACGTAGTAGCGGGCGTGACGTTCCAGCAAGTTCTCGAGCAATATGGTGACAGCCGCGCTGACGAAGCGCAGAAGTCAGCCGTAAAGAACTACGAGAAAACCCATAATCTCAAAGACGGAAAACCAGTGGAGGACGCTAACGGTGTAAAGTCGGGAGCGACCACTACAACGGCGCAGACTACTGCTAACACCACAGAACAGGAGCAGTCGCAAGGCGAACAGACCCCGGCATGGGCTCAGGCTCTTATTGAGCAGAATAAAGCCTTGAATGCGCGGCTCGATGCAATGCAGCAAGAAAAGACAGCAACAAGCCGTCAGAGCAAGCTGGCAGAGGTGTTGAAGAATGCACCGGCATCCGTCCGCAGTCGCTACGAAAAAGATTTTTCCCGAATGACGTTCAAGGACGACGAAGAGTTTGACGGATGGTTGACTGAATTGACACCGGACGTTGAGCAGATGTCGGTGGACTTGGCTGCAAAGGGTGGCGTAGTCGGCAGACCTAAAGGAGGGGCGCAAGGCGGCGCACAACCGCAAGAGAATCCCTACCTGAAACAGCGTTTGGCAGAACGCGAAGCAGCCGTATCGTCAACCCCGGCTATTCAAGGGTTGACACCAACCACAAACACATAAACAAACACCCCATAAACTATGGAAGTAAATTTCAAGTTCAAGGATGCTGCAAAGGTTGACCCAATCCGTATAGAGCAGGTCATTGCCGAGAAGCCCGGAGGTGGTTTGATTGAGAACCCCCAGTTCGAGATTGCACCCACCACCGCCGTAGGCGAAAAGGACGGTAAGTTCGTTCCCATCAAGGCTTATCGCCTTGTAGCAGCAGTCGCCGCTGCAGACACAACCATCAAGGTGGAGAAAGGAAGCGGCGTAGCCGTTGGCGACATCATCGCGCACGGAAAGAAAGGTGTGAAATGCACCAAAGTAGATACTACCCCGGCAGACCATGACCTCGTAATCGTAACACTTGGAGAGGGAATTGCCAACGATACAGTACTGTATCAGGCAAAGGAAGCGAGCGAGGATGCAGCTGAGCCCATCTACACCCCGGTGTACGTGACTGGCAACCACGTTCCTGCCAATGAGGGCGACTTCCCCGTGCGCCTTATTAACGGAGCGAATCTCCGCAAGGAAACCGCATGCATCGCAAAAGAGGTAGCCGCACTGCTGCCACTCATCACACTTGTTTAACCGCTAAAATCATAGGAGGAAATAAATATGTCCGATATGAAGAAGCCACTATTTGACATTGACCAAGCCGGAATGGATGTCGAAGTGAACAGCTATAAGCCCGGCACCGGACTGGCATGGCCGCAGCTGTTCCCCCTGAAGTTCAGCCCCAAGTTCGATATCAAAGGACTGGAGGGCGACGAGGGTATACCTGTAGCTGCTGAACGCGTGGCGTTTAATACCAAAGCCCCGAAAAAGACACGCAAGACCGTGGGCGCATGGAACGGTAAGCTCGGCAAATATGCCGTGAGCCGCGAGAAAGACGAAATCGAAATCAACGAGTATCAAGACTTGCAGACGCTTGCTGCTGCCAACACGGAGGACAAAGCGACTGCCCGCTACCTTGTTGACCTCGTTTATGACGACCTGACATTTGTCCGCAATGCGATGGACTACAAAATGGAAATCGACTGCATGCGCATCGGCTCGTCCGGCATTCACGACTTCCCGGCTAAGATTGATGGTGAGATGGCTACTGCTGACACCATAAATTTCAACGTACCTAAAGAGAATTTTGTAGGCGTTGAAACACCATGGGATGACGAAGCTAACGCGGACGGTCTAGCCGACATCCACAAGTGGCAGAATGCAATTGCTCGCAAGGGTTTGAAAAAGCCCATGTATGCGATAATGGAGAAAGCCAAATTCAATCAGCTGATGGCACAGACCAAAACAGCAAAGCGACTCTTCCCTCGTTGCGAGCAGTCGCTTGTAACTGCCGACATGATTACTCTTGACGGAATCAACAAGTACATGCTCGGTAAGGGCTGGCCGCAGATTCTCGTGCTCGACACCTACGCTACAATCGAGGATAAAAAGGGCGAATCGGTAACCATCAAACCATGGAACGAAAACGTGGTAACACTCGCTCCTATACCGCAGCTCGGATGGACTCACTTCAAGCCTGTTCCCCTTGTGCGGGATACCGCAGCCTTGCAGTCCCAAGCCAAATACTATAAGATTACTCGTTACTCGGAGCTCAACCCAATGCTCGAGGTAACGATGGCAGAGGGATATGCTCAGCCCGGACTCATCAACCGCCGTAGCCTTGTGTTTATCAACACCGCTAACACCAAGTGGGCTAACGGAGAAGCCGCAAGTAAGGGATGAACGTAGCGCAGTCTTTGAGAAGCATTTCGGCATACCCGATACCCACGGCGACGTTGCAAGACATAGCCGAGGGTGTGGGTCTGTCGGCTGACATGGAACTGTCGCAGGAGGTGCGCCAGAGCAAGGAGTTCAGACGCGCCCAGGCGCAGACGTACATTTGGCTGAGCGAAGCCCCTAACGTGACGCAGAACAATGTCAGCTTCAGTTTTTCAGAGGATGAGCGTAAACGTTTACGCACTCGCGGTGAAGCCATTCTTGATGAAATAGGAGATGAGGATACAGTAAGCGGAGTAACCTACGGCTACAAAGGAGAGGATTTATGAGCCTGATAATTGAAAACGGAACGTTGCAGGTGATAAGCACGATGGGGGGCGGCATGGTCGCCGGGCGACCGGTCCCCACGACCGACACCCCCGGAGAGCCTATTCCCTGCAACATAAAGACCAACACAAGTGACCGCCACGGACGAGCGGTTGACGGGGTATTTAAGCGCACTGACTACATAGTGCTGATAGATACGGACGCAGCACAGACGTTCAAGGCTGAGCGCGTGGTGCTGACCGACAACCGGGGTCAGCGCATGGGGACGTTCCGGGTTCAGGATATACAGCACCTCGACTACGTAGGAGCAATTCAGATTGCGTTGAGCCATGCCGATTAGACAGACAATACCGACTGCCGCCCTGCAAGCGTCTATAGACCGACGGACGAACAGGCTTTTGCAGGCTCTTGTGAATGTGCTTTGCTATGCTGGGGAGGAGGTTGTGAAATACGCTCGCGACCCGAACCGAAAGCGATACACCGACCAGACGGGCAACCTCACAAGCTCGATAGGCTATGTGGTTTTGTGGAATGGTCGGGTGGTAAGGCAGAGCGACTTCTCACCCGTTCAGGGCAACGGGAAGAAGCGAAGCGGTGCCGGAGGTCTTTCGGGGACGAAGAAAGGCAGGGAATTCCTGCAGAAACTCATCTCAGAGAACAGCGAGGGACTTGTGCTGATAGTGGTAGCAGGAATGCCATACGCAGCCTACGTCGAAGCGATGGGCTACGACGTCCTCGACTCGGCGGAGATTAAGGCTGAGGAGATAGTAAAACGAATGTTGAGCAAACTAAGATTTTAACCCGGAACTATGGCAAAGAAATCAACAGCGCAGATTGAGCAGGAGATGTACGAGGTGTTGGAGCAACTGATTATCTCGCACATTGGCGGTGGCTTTTATCAGAGCGACTGCCGCCCGGCGAACTCCAAAGCGGAGGATGCGGTACTGACCGCCACCTACGCAAGCGCAAGCCAAATTCAAGCAGGACGGGCGAAACTCAACATCTACGTGCCGGACATAGACTGTGGCATAGGACGCGCAGTCCCCGATAAAGCAAGGATACAGGAATTGACGCAATTGGATGACGCAATCATCGACACCCTGAACGCAGCTGACACAGACTATCTCTATTACCTCTCACAAGCCACCCACACGATGGCAGACCCGGAGATTGAACAACACTTTGTAAACATTAACATTGGATTCAAATTAATCACATTCTAAACCAAAGTATATGCCAAAGAAAAAGAAAATCATGGCTTGGTCTAAATGCAAATTCCGCATAGCCAAGACTCCTGAAGATGATACAATGGCAACAGATGAAAATCTGAAAAATATTGGCACCATCAAGGATAAGAGCTCCACTCTCGAACCGAGCGACGGAGACACCCTCGAAGCCAAGGCAACCGGTGGAGAGACCGTTGCAAAGGAAACGCAGGAGGGCGGATTCCTACTGAAAACACGAGTAATCGAGCCTGACGATGAGCTGCTCGAGATGCTTGGGCTCGGCGAACTTGACAAAGAGAGCGATGAGTTCAAAATGAAAACCCACGTGGTAGAGGGCGACTTCTCTGTAGAGGTTGAGCCTAAGAACTACGGAGCAAAAGGCATCCGTGCTCCAAAGACAAACGTGGCTTACAAGCCCGGTTGGAGCGAGGAGGAGGGTAACTATGCCGACCTCGAATTTGAAATCGTCAAAACCGACCAGGCGGATGAAACCAAGAATTATTGGTATTCGCGCTTCGTCAAGAAGAAGCCTCAAGCTGCAGCAGAAGCTGCGGGCTAATCTTATCCCACTCCAACATGCCTTAGCGTGAGAGTTCGCGGCAGATGAATACTCCGATGGCTCGACCGGGGTTCGACTCCCCGGCACGCACCATTATTAATCAGGACACCAAGCAATGGAAACGACAAATACCGACAAGACTATAGAGCGGCGAGTTACGGAAACCGTACTGGAACGTAAGAGCGAAGTGTTGACTCTCGACGGTGTAGACTATCCGTTGGCGCCGCCGACACTCGCCACCATCATTATGACCTCGGAACTCGCAGCCACCCTGCCGAAGATAAATCCGGAGTCCGAGGACTTGCTGCATGAAGTATTGCGTAGCGCACGACACTGCCGGACACTGGGTAAAATAACAGCTGTGCTGATACTGGGAGCGAAGCGTGTTGAGGAGAATCGTCTCGTACCTCGGAGGGAAGGGCTTGTCAAAACGCGCAGTTATTTCAGCCGTATATTCCGCTCAGCGCGTCAAAAACACGCAAATAGGAATATGATTAGTGAAGTGGATAGGCTTGCTGAAATTGTCTTAAGCGAGCTTGCTCCAGCAACACTTAATGCCATCCTCACGCGACGACTTGTCGATATGCAGATTGCAGATTTTTTCGCGCTTACCACTTCCCTGACCACAGCAAATCAGATAAAGCCGACAAGGGAGGTGGACAAAGCGACAGTATCTGGGGAGTAATCTACGGATGGGCGCAAGCACTTCATGTCACCCCGGATTACATTCTGCATGACATCAGTTATGAAAACCTGCTCCTGTATAGTCAGGCAAGCCCAAGTTATAGCACCAATAAAACACAGGAAGAAGAATGGGACGATAGCATAGACGCCAACAACCCTGAGAATTTCAAAAGCAAAACCGATAACGACGACGAGGAAGAAGAATTCGTATGAACACCGACGGAGGACAGCAGAATTTCAGTGTCAGCCTGGCTACCGAGCAGTTGAGGCGCGATGCACAGAACGCGATGAACCAGTTCACGCGGATGAGCAACCATGCCATTAGGCAGGGACAGCGTATTGACACACAGTTCAACCAAGTCGGAACTACACTATCCTCCACATTCAAAAAGGGAGTGGATGGAGCTAAGTCAGCAATTGCAGACCTCACTAAGAATATTGTCGGCATAAGCGCCCTTATGGCAAGTGGCAGCTTCATAAAAGATATATATTCGAGCGTCGGGGAATTCAACAAGCAGATGAAAATTGTATCGACCATATCGGACGAAGTAACCGAGAATATGGAAGCATACAAGCAGAAAGTCCTCGGTATGTGCACCCAATTGGCTGTCGCTCCAGAGACAGCCGCCGCTGCGCTTTATCAAATTAACTCCGCAGGGCATCTCGGAGCAAATGGCATGCAGGTATTGGAGGTGTCGGCGAAAGCAGCGATTGGCGGTGTAACTGAGACAGCAGTAGCGGCTGACGCGATTACCACAATCTTGAATGCCTACAAGATGAGCGCGGATGAGGCGGAGAGTGTCAGCGATAAACTATTCACCACTGTTCGACTCGGCAAGACTACGATGGATGAACTGGGGCGAAGCATTGCCTATGTTGCACCATTAGCGGCTACCTACAAAATCAGCATAGATGAGGTGTTAGCGGCAGTGGCACAGCTCACGAAGCAGGGTAATTCGACGCAGAACTCAATGACTCAAATTAGCGCGTCAATCATAGCTGTAGCGAACGAGATGGGCGATGATGCGTTCAAGGATGGACTGCTCCCGGCACTGGAGGAAATTGAGAAGCGAAGCAATGGCTCGAACCTCGCCCTGAAAGCGCAGTTAAGCAACATTCGTGCAGTCCGTGGCGCACTCGGTCTGACAAAGGAGAACGCTGCTGAAACCGCACAGATGATTGACGAGATTAAGAACTCGGCAGGAGCAGCGGATGCGGCTTGCAGAAAAATGAATACTTCGTCGGGGGCAGAACTGACCAAACTGAAAAATAACTTCATCAAGGAATTTTCAGAACTTGCTACCGATGGCATGGGTCTTATGGGAGGACTTGCAAAAGCCCTGAACGACGCATTCGACACAGGTAGGATGCAGGACTTCTTAAGCATCCTCGGACTCATTGTTGCCGCCTATGGAGCAAACAAGGCTATACTTCTGTCGATGTCCGCAATAGAGAGAGCAAGCCAAACATCATTATTGGAAGCGGAATATGCCGCCTACATGCAGTTGCTCCCGGCAAAAGAAGCAGATGTTAATGCCGACATTCAGGCGGCTGTGGCATCAGGTGCATTGACCGAAGCAAAGGGTACGGAACTTATTGCCCTACGTGAGGAGTTGGCGGCAAAGATAGCCTCAGCACAAGCTGCACAGAAATTAGCCGCTGATGAATTGGCAGCAGCTAAAGCCGCATCAGCCGCAGCGGCGCAGAAACTCGCCGCCGCTGAAACCGAGGTTGAGATGTGGAACCGCAATATGCTGACCGCACAACGGTATTGCATGGCAGAGGAGGAACGTCAAGCCATGCAGAAACTCGGCATAGCTGTCGATGCGCAACAGACTGCCGCGATAGAAGCAAATACCGCCGCTAAGAGGTTGGCTACGGCACAGGCGCAAATGTCAGCGGCAAGTACAGAGGTGGAAACACTGACGCATCAACAAAACACGGTTACGCAAGCGGCTGAGACTGCATCAACCGGAGTATTAGCCGTTGCGAAAAAAACCTTGATGACAGCGACTGCAAAACTTAACGCAGTGATGATGGCGAATCCCTACACTATCGTAGCCGCCGCTGTCTTTGCGTTGGGAATTGCTATATATAAGCTTGCAACCTATCAGACCGAAGCCGCAAAAGCGCAAAAGCGTCTCAACGAATCCATAAGCAATTGCAATGGAGCGTGGGCAGCGGAACGAGTTCAGATAGACATATTATTCAACCGCTTGCGCGCGGCGAAAAAAGGAACGGAAGAGTATGCCAGGGCTAAGAACGATATTACTAAACAATACGGCAACTATCTTTCAGGATTAAGGTCTGAAATATCATCGTTGCAGGATGTCGAAGCGGCATACAACGCGGTAGCCTCGGCGGCGAACAAGGCTGCTCGTGCAAGAGCGATGGAAACATACGTAAAAACAGAGGGTGATGAGTATGCCAAGAATTACACAAAAAGATATGATAAAATATACAACATCATCAAGAGAAAAAAAGGTGAGTCTTTTGCGGAAGCGTACCGGGATGAAATAAATGACGTAATCAGCGGAAAGTTGAATTGGACTCAAGAATTCTTATCACAGTTTGACGAAGTGCGGACTATATCCATGGGACAATTTGCACCCACTCAGTCGTACAACTACAACCCGCTAAAAGACTTAACACTAGCAGCCCAAAAAGGGGAGCAGGATTATGCAAAAAGCATCGAGGATGCTCAACGGCGATATGGTCTTGTAAAAGACAAATTGAAACAGCCATCTGCCACGTCGCCACAAGGAGAAATGGACAAAGTCCAGCCCGTTCAGGACAAAGCCTATTGGGAGAAGCAGCGTGATGATGCGCAAGCAGCTCTTGATGCGATGAGCGACGCGCAATTAAAATCCGCCGAAGCACTGGCGTTGATAAAGAAGCGCGATGAGGCGAAAGACATTCTCAACAACAAGGCATGGGGAAGCTCTTCTAAAAACTCCGGGAGCAAAGGCGATACTCCTGCCGAGCGTACCGCCGCTTTAGAGGCGGCACAACGTGAGCAGATGGAGCTGTTGGCAGAGCAAGCGAGAGAACGTGCGAGAGCAGCCAAAGATGCGGAATTTGCCGCTGTGCAAGCATCCATTGACGCGATGGAAGATGGCGCGGAGAAAATGCGAAAGCAAAAAGAGCTCGATTTTGACAAAGAACTGCAGCAGCTACAGCAGCAGAAGGAAGATGAAATACTCGCTGAGATTGCTCGACAGAAAGCTGTGTTTGATGCGCAGGAGGAGGTCAACGAAAAAGAAGCCGCAAAAGCCGGAAACAAGCACTACGCGAAACGGACATTCAACAGCGGTGGACTAACCATGACCCACGATGCAAGCGGTGCGGCTAAATACACCACCGGCACAACTCTCATAGAGAGCACGATTGGCAACGTAGACACTACAGGCATAAATGATATTATTGCGCGCTACGATAATCAGCTTTCAACCCTGACAGCTAATCGCGTTCAGAAGTGGATTAAGGCTGAGACGGACGCGATGAACGAATACCTCGCCCAATGGGGGCAAGGTATGGAGAAACGTAATGCCATTATTGCTGTTGCTAATCGTAGGATGGAGCAAGCCGAAACCGAGGGAGAACGAAAAAGTATATTCGCACAGATGCAGAAAGACCTGTCGGACTTCGATATTGAAGCAAACAAGACCACCAATACAATCAGTCTGCTGTTTGCCGATATGACGGAAAAGACCATCGCCGACCTAAAGAAGATTTATACTCAAGGTAATAAGGCATTGTCTTTCTTGACCGAGGGAAAATGGGATGCACAGACCGGTATGGAGCTGGGCATAACTGAGGAAACTTTCAATGTATGGAGCAAATCTCCGGAGCAGCTTGAAAAAATACGCAAAGCTCTCAGACAGCTCAAGCAGGAGATTGATGGCACAGAGAGCGGATTCAAGAAGCTTGCAGATGGGCTAAAGGATGTTTTCAAAGCTGGGGGAGACACAAATAAATTTGAGAAAGCACTCGGCAAGATAAGCGAGGGAATGCAGACCGTAATGCAAGTCGGCGGCTTCCTGAAAGATTCCCTCTCGCAGTTAGGCGAAGCATTCGGTAGTGATACCCTCGGCGATGTTGCGGAGGGCGTAGGCGTTGCGATGGACGCAATGGATTCCGCGATGCAGGGCGCACAAGCCGGAGCTGCATTTGGTCCTTGGGGAGCGGCGGCAGGAGCGGCGATAGGATTAGTATCATCACTCGGTTCGGCTATAGGCAAACTGCACGACGCTAAGCATGAGAAAAAGATTCAGGAGTTGCAAAATCAAGTCGAGGTATTGGAGCGCAACTATGAGGCTCTCGGACGTGCAGTAGAGAAAGCTTACTCAAAGGATGCAAAGAATCTGATTGAACAGCAAAATACGCTATTGCTTCAACAGAAACAACTTATACAAAATCAAATTGCCGAGGAGAAATCTAAAAAGAAATCCGATGAAGACCGTATCAAAGATTGGGAGCAGCAGATACGTGACATAGACAAGACGATAGCCGACAACAAAGAGAAAGCCATTGACGCAATCTTTGGTGAAGACGTTCAGGCGGCTATAGACCGCTTTGCTGAAGCCTACGAAAGTATGTTTGACGGGGGAACGAGCCGTGCACGCGCAAGCAAGGACTTAGTCAAAGATATGATTAAGAATATGATTACCGAAGCGATGAAAGCCGACATCAGCGAGCCGATGGAAAAGCTACGGCAGATGATGTTGGGCTTTTGGAGCGACGAGAAGATAACCGACTGGGAGAAGAACCGGTTGGAGGACTACGTCGACAACATGCTCGCCGACCAAGAGAAGAAGTGGGGATGGGCTGATGGTTATTTCAAAGACAGCACGTCGCAGAGTAGCAGCAAAGGTGGCTTCACAACGATGAGTCAAGACAGCGCGGACGAACTTAATGGTCGTTTCACGGCGTTGCAGCAGGTCGGAGAGCAGATTAAGGTCACAACCATAGACATCAATGAGCAGTTGAAAGCCGTAGCCACTAGAAGCATTCAGATGGCAAGCGCAGTAGACGAAATAAGGGGGTTGCAACTGATAGCCGTCGACCATCTCGAAACCATACGCATGCATACGGCAAATCTCGAAGAGATGAAAGAAAAATTAGAGAATATCGAAAAATATACTAGCCGGATATGATAAAGAAAATAACACAAGCCGCAACTGCATTGGGAGCGTGCAGCAAGTCAGCCGAAGCTACAGATTGGCGCAGCCTGGCGTGGCTGTTATTCTCACCGCAGGGCAGAGAATTTTGCGAGAAGCACAAGTTTCCGGGCGTAACGATGTGGAGCGCGATAAAGAGGGAGTGCGACACGGAGAAATACGGTATCTATATAGATGCCGGATACATCCATGTTCATAATCGTGTGAATGTCGCCCTGATTGGGCAGACACACGCAACACTACATTTCAGTGACCCGGACAAGGCGCACCGTGTAATCGTTATGCACGGTGCAAGCGTAACGCTTCGTCTTCGCAATTATGCCGTAGTAACCCTCGTGAAAATCGGCACAGACACCGAAGTAAAGATTGACAAGGACGAAACATCGGTAGTGTTATGGTAGGAGAGCTTTTCATCAATAATGAGGATGCACGCAAGACCTATGGCATCATATTTGGCGAGGATAGCTTAACGGCGTTAATGACGCCTCCTCCGGTCAAGCCGTATATCGAGAACAAGAGTGCATTGGTCCATGGCAAGCAGGTACTCAACGACGAGGATAATCCACCCAAGTTGGATGAGCGTGATGTGCAGCTGACATTCTATCTCCATGCTAAGAATCGGGAACAATTCCTTGAGAGATACCAAAAATTTACAACAATGCTTCAAAAAGGCAAGGTTGATATACGCACGAAATATCAACCGGGTACGACGTATCATTGCCTGTATATTTCATGTGCCCAGTTCAGCCAATTTAATGGACGTTTAGCCAAGTTTGTACTGAAACTCAATGAGCCAAATCCAAAAGACAGAGGAAAAAATGATTGATATTAGAGACATAGACGGTAATGTGTTGCTTTCTACTCCGATTAACGTAGGAAGTAAACGCCGCTATATCCTGATGAAAGAGGATTACATTCTGTTGAAATTCTCTCTCGTCACTCCTGTCGCATTTTGGATTGGGTCAAAAGTAGATGACACTGATATCGGTTTGTTTGAAGTCACAGACACGCAAAAACCGAAATTCAACACTCGCACCGGTGGCTACGACTACGAACTCCGCCTCGATAATCACTATTGGAAATGGAAAAATAAGATATTCAAATACATTCCGGAAAATCCCGGAAATGAAGCGACTTGGGACTTGACAGCTAATCTTGAAGTGCACCTGTCAATTTTCATTCGCAACCTTGTTGCACTTGGTTACAAATTCCGTGAGCAAAACTACACGTTTGTCATTGATTCTTCGGTAGCCGCAGAAGCGAAACTCATTTCTTACAGCAACACCAACATGATTGACGCTCTTACCAAAATGGCAGAGGCGTGGAACTGTGAATGGTGGGTTGAAGATAATGTGATTCATTTTGGACGTTGCGAATATGGCACGGCTATTCCTCTGTCTTTGGATGACAATGTAGCCGACATGACAGCACAAGAGAGCAAAAACGCATATGCAACGCGTATCTATGCTTTTGGCTCAACACGCAATCTCCCGGTGAACTATCGTCCTTTATCCGAACATGTTGTAATCAACGGCATTGTTCAAAAACGGCTGATGCTACCTGAGGGTGTGCCATACATTGATTCTGCTCCAGACCTACGCACGGAAGAAGCAATCGAGCAAGTCGTAATATTTGAGGATGTATATCCGAGAACAAACGGTCACATCGACTCAATAGTTACCTATGAGGGGAATATTGAAGATGAAGATGGGAATATCAAGACCGAAACATTCTATCGTTTCACTGATTCAGGATTCATATTCTCGGAAGATTATCTCTTACCAAATACTGAATTGAGAGTTATCTTTCAGTCCGGCGCTCTCAACGGCATGGACTTTGGTGTCAAGTTCAACCCAAATGCAGAATCTGAGAAACTCGCTGATGGCTCAGACAATCCTGCTGCACAGCTTTTCGAGATAGTCGTAAATGATGATTACGGACGCAGATTGCCAGGCGACTCGCTCATTCCAGCTGTCGGGGATACTTATGTACTTTATGGTTGGGATAGCACCAAAATCGCAGCATTAGGACTCGTTGACGCAGCGCAGAATGAATTGAAAGCGGAAGCTGAAAAGTACATCAAACAAACACAGATAGACCCAAACACCTACACCTGCAAGATGATGTCGGATTGGGTGAAAAAAGCCGGAACTACGACGCAAGGCAAATTCCTGAATCCGCTAACTGTTGGAGACCGAGTAACGCTTAAAAATGATGTTTACTTCAAAGGAGGCAGTCGTCAATCTCGAATCATCGGTATAGAATATAATCTCGATATCCCATACAATACTCCGGTTTATACAGTTGGCGAAACAACCGCCTATTCACGTATTGGAGAGCTTGAAAAGAGCATCGAAAATCTGACAATAGCCGGACAGACATTCACCGGAAATTCCGGCTCGTCGGTGTATGTAATTGGCACGTCCGATACTACCACGCCGACTAACCGTAATACATTCTCCGCGCTGCGCTCTCTTAAGGAGTTTCTATCCAAGACCAAGGATGACACCGCCGCAGGAGTCATTACATTCCTGAAGGGGCTTGTGTCGAATGAGCTGGCGAGACTGAAGGGTGGTGCTGAGTTCGGGGAGTTTATCTCCGGCATGTTTACCGGCACCGGCGGCGCTATCGATAAGAATGGCAATGCCGAGTTTCAAGGGGTGAAAATACGTGGTGGCTTATGGGCGATGGAATATATCGTCAACCGCCTCGAAGCTCAGGAGGGAGACACGGTTTTCACAGAGAGCGACACAATTGATGAAATCACCGACAATGGCGACGGTACATATCTGCTGAAGCTCCGCTCCAAGTACGACGGTTATTTCACTGCCATGACTCCCGGCATGGTGGTGCGAGGCATAGTCAACACTCTCGCCACCGGTGGCAAGGAGTATTATACCTCCTGGGTGCGTGTCAATTCCGTAAACGCATCGGCAAATACCATCGAGGTCAGCATGTATCCCGATGCCGAGGTGCCCGGAGGCGAGAACTTCCCGCCCTGTGAGCTGATGAGAATAACACGCTGGGGGCATCAGACCGACAAGAGCAAGCAGTCAATCTACTACATATCCTCCACCGAGGGACGCATTGTCAAACTTTTCGGCGTTGACCGCCCCATCATTGATTTCTCCAACTATGAGCTGGCGCTGGGTACGCTTCCGGAGAAGATTCATGAGCTTCTGCCTATACCGCAGGGTGAGTCGGGTCTTTACGCCAAGCACATCATCGCCGAGAATATATGGCAACTCGACCATCAGGGCAAACCACTCCCCACAATACGCGACCGCGGACCATACGACCCGGCGCAGCGCTATTATTCCGGCGACACTCTCAGGGTGTCGACAAATGACTTCGAGCACTCCGACGTGTGGTATTTCGGATGCCGCTGGCGCTGCATGGTCACCGGCACGACTGAGCCTCCGAAATGGAACTCCACGGCATGGCAGCAGGTAGAGGGGAATCCGGCGTTCACCGTGGAGTTCGAGGAGGGCAACCGGATATGGCTCGACCCTGACAATATTCATGGTACGCTCACGCTCCACGCCACACGTTACAATCAGGACGTAACCCCCGACATAGCGTTCTCCGATATCCAGTGGACGCGCTATTCCGAAGACTCCGCAGGTATACAGCAGGTAGCCAGCGATAATATCTGGGCTATGGCTCACGCCTCCGTAGGGAAGCAGCTTGAGATAACCGCCGCTGATTTCAACGGCGACCCGCTCAGTTACAAGCGCATCGAGTTCCGCTGCACCGTCACTCTACGCGACGGTATGAGCGTGCCGGTCACCGAGACAGTGAGGGCTTCACTGGTAAACTGACACACACCAATAACAGAGATATATGATTAAGTCAAGTTACATATCAATCAACTATCAGCCGCTGCATCCATCGATGGGGATTGCCCCGGATGGCGGCGTGACCGACTCGCAGAGTTATGACGCAGGTCCGGGCACATGGACTCCGGATTACCGAATAACCCCGCTTGTGCTCCGTCCGAGCGTGCGTGTGATTGACCCGGCGGGTGACGTGACCGGTGATGTCACTGCGAAGCTCGCCGACGTGCAGTGGTTCGAGGTAACATCCGGTGGCACCGAAACCCTGATTACAGGCTCGGAACCGTCGCCTCACGACTCCACAAAGAAGAAATATACCCTCGGCACTGCCGCTGACGGATGGACGCTCCAGGTTAACGCCAATATCAATGCTCCCGGCGCGCTGTCACTACGATTCAAAGCCAAGTATCTCGATACGCGCACAAACGCCGTGTACACAGTTATGCTCGACCATGTGGTCCGATGCACCAATGCGACCCTCACTGTGCCGCAGCTCGTGATTGACTTTGCGGAGGTATCGACGTGGGACCCAATATATGAGTCTGCCGCAGCAATAGTGAAGCTGAAGGCAATGCTTACCCTCCCATCGGGTGAGGTTGACCAGGCTAAGCGTACATTCGTATGGGAGATGCTACGCGAGGATGGCACTTGGAGCGAGGTGGGACAGTCGATTCTCGACAATGAGTGCACCATCTCGGCCGACACCTCGGAGCTGACTCTCGACCGCTCGCTCATGGGGACGAGGATTGACCTCAGATGCCGCGCCAAGTATGACCCTGACGGTAACCCTGCCGCCGTGACACTGACAGACCTTTCGCCGGAGCGACGTGTGTCATGTGTGCGTGAGCTGTGCTATTTCGACTACGATAACACCACGCCGCGCCGACTCGCACCCGGTAGCAAGAAGATGCGCCTCTCATGCCGCATCCATGGTGACCGTGGCGACCTTCCTGACCCGGAACGCGAACTGAGCATCGTCTGGTACAGCGCCACCAATGTCACCAATCCGAGCTACAAGGAGATAGCGCGTGGCATGAACCCGACGGTATCGGCCTCACAGGTAGGCGACGCAGGGTTGATGACTGGCGTGGAGGTGACCGACCGCGGTCCGCTAAAATATCTGATGGTGGACGGTGCATATCTCACCGTCGGAGGCAAACTGCTTATGGCAAGAGCGAAATGATAATTTACAATTAACTCAATAAACAATTCATACACACTATGGTATACTACGTAAAATGCAATGAGAAAACCTATGCGCACATAGGGTCACCGGCGCAGCGTGTGCGTCTGAAAGATGGTAATTACATAGCATGGCAGGGAGACTTCGCATGTTTTCCGGGCTGGCCCGACATGAGGTCTATAGCCGCCCTCACCGGCTCGCTCCTCTTACAGGCTGACGAGGCGTATGAGGAGCAGGAGGGAATCGTCTGCCGTGCGCTTCCCGAAGCCACTGACGAGCGTTTCTTTGTCCCGTCTCCGGAGCCGGAGGAACCAGGCTATCCCATGGAGCCGGAGGAACCGGAATATACCGAGGGTTCCGGGGAAGATGCCCCGTCCGATGATGAAGCCTCCGGCAATGATGCCGATGATGAAACCGGACCGGAAGAATCAGAAGACCCCGAGCCTGTTGAGCCTGTTGAACCCGCTGAGCCGGAGATGGAATCAACTGCTGACGAGCCTGTGGAGGGGGCTGAGGAATGAGCGTACAGACCGGTATCGGTGTCGTTTCCTTTAACCGTAAGATGGGCAGCTACACCACTGCCCTGCAATGTTCCGAAGGTGACCTCTCGCAGCTCTACACGGGTGATGCGACAAGCTTCACCTGTATACCTGATTTCGAGGCGGCGGGATATGTGAAACCGGTGCTGAATTTTGTGGTGGTCTCCTCACGTGTGGCGGAAGGGACTGTGACGCCGACAAACATCAGATGGTACTTCAACGGTGCGTTGATTTCATTCGGGACCGATGGCGTTTCCACCGGTAATCTCGCCGGCTATTTCGAAATGATAACCCCCACTGCAGCCAACGGGTATATGTACCCCGGTCTGCGTGTGCTCAAGAATCTCCCCGGAATCGGCAACTTTGCACCTATCAACATCCGTGTGGAGGGACAGGTGGCTGTCGGAACTGATACCGACACCATACAGGCGAGCTACACGATTGATATCAGGCAGAACACCGGAGGCACAAGCAACATCGTAAAGGTGGCGGCTGTCTCTCCAGTGCAGGGATTCGTGATAAGCAGCAAGAGCGGTAGTGTGCAGCTCAAAGCGGTGGCTTACCGAAACGGCACAACACTTGTGAGCCCTGCATCGCTCACTCACAAATGGTTCCGCATGTCGGGCGGCGCATGGGTTGAAATCACCTCTGCCGGACCGGAGACCATAAGCGGTGACGGTGGTTCCATACTTACCGTGCATGAGGCTGATGTCATGGTGCAGGGGATGTACAAGTGCGAGGTCTACGACTCCGGCAAAATGTTCGGTCAGGATGTGGAGAAGGTGCTCGATGCCTCAGATTGCTATGAGGTGCTGTTCCATTACACCCCGGCAGACGCCACCATCTCCGATGACCCGGCGGGTAACCACTCCGTCAATGCGCGTGTCTCAGTCATATCCCGCAAGACGCAGGGCACCGTCGTTGCCAAGGATGCATCACAAGCCAAGTTCACTGTGATTGACCCTGCCGGCAATATCCTCAATACCGGGGAGAACACTGTCAAGAAAAATTCCCAGGACGTAACCCTCGCAATGGTGCAGCAAGCCGGCACCGATGTGCAGATTATCTGCGAGGTTGATGTCCCGTAAAACAATACAATAGCAATGGCAATAGTAAAGGGCACCGGACTTGTAAGTTTCATGAAGCAGGGCGTGGGTATCACCTCTGTGAAGGAGTACTATCTTGCCACATCGGCTTCATCCGGTGTGACACGCTCCACCATGGGCTGGCAGGCTGATACGGTTCCGGCAATAACGGAAACCAACAAGTACCTGTGGAATTATGAGGAGACGGTGTTCTCGGACGGTCGCATCAAATATGTCGAGCCTCATATTGTCGGGGTGTTCGGTAAGGATGGCAACGGTATCTCGTATATCGTAAACTACTATCTCGCCACAGACAAGAGCGAGGGTGTGGGTCTCTTTACCCCAGGGTGGACCGATGTGGTGCAGAAGCCAACGGCGGAGAAACGTTACCTGTGGAATTACGAGCGGGTGTATTACACCAACGGAACTTATGACGAGACCACCGTCCATATCATAGGGGTTTACGGAGAGACGGGAGCCGATGGCGAACCCGGACCGCAAGGTCCTCCGGGAAATGATGGCAAACCGGGAGCTGACGGCTCTCCCGGTCCATACGTGCCTCTGCCGAGATACTGGAGAGACTATCCCGACAATTACTATTTCCAGTGCGGTGCCTCCGGTGAGGAACGCAAGGATGTGGTGCTCTATGAGCATCAAGGGAAGATATACTATCTCTCATGCAAGACCTCGCATTGGAAACAGTCGTTTTACGAGCCGTTCGGTTCGAACAGTGCCCTGGTGTGGGAGACCGGCCAGCAGTGGGATTTCATTGCCACGAAGCTGCTGCTCGCCGAACTGGCGCGTGTAAACAATCTCTGCGCGGAGTTCATCCAGATGCTCGACGCTAACGGAAACATAGTCTTTCAGGCTCTCGGAGGGGATGTGACCTGCAACAAGGGGACTTTCCGCAATGTGGATGTCTACGGACGTCTCGTAGCCGGCGAGCATGACGGACAGCGTATTGTGGTGGACCCTGCCACAAAGGCGGTGGTTATCTATGATGATTCCGGCAATGAGTGCTCACGACTTGACGGGACCTCTTACACTTCCGACTCGGTGATGCCTTCAGGCGGCACGGCTCTCGCTCTTTCATACAATGGCGCACAGTCCATGTATGCCTACGGTTCGGCTTCACAACCGGCTACGTCCACCAAGATTTTCACCTCGCGCTCTTCGCTGACTTCTGTCGGCAAGCTCCAGGTCTCGATGGCGGCGCAGGTGCATGCCACTCCCGCATCCGCTTCCGGTTCGGGTTCACTCACCATGATAAGTCGTGGACTGCTCTACTGCCTTGTTTCCACCTATAATTCCTCAGGTGTGTGCATCAACACGGAGAGGGTGCTGATTACTCAGACCGCAGAGGCGGTGGACGGTTCCCTTTCATCTCCGTCTGTCTCCAAGGTGTTCTCCGTCTCGGTTCCCGCCGGATACCATCAGGTGAGTTTCGAGCTCGTGGGGACCGGAGGCACGGCGTCGGCATCGGTCACACTGTCAGCTGCATCGTTCATCGCCGACCAGTTCATGTCACGTTTCTTTGCCAACGGCTTTGCCCTGGTGCAGAACTCGCTCAATTATCTGATTGCGCTCTATGAGAATGCGCGTATGAAGCTGATGCTCGGAGGTGACTTCTATATCGACCGTGTGAAGCAGCCGAGGGTGGTATATGCGGCGCGTGTGTCCGATGGCTCCACGAAGGCGTCCGACCCATGCACCACTCAGGTGTTGACTTACCTCCCCGGTTACTCTGTGTCGGCTGTCAAGACCACCACAGAGGGGCTTTACACCATCACTCTCCCTGCCGCCTACGGACTGCATTTGACAAACTCCATGGTGAGACTCACCGGCTATGGAAGGGTGGCTGACGGAGGGTCCCGACCCTCTAAGGCGACCGTGAAGTCATACACCCGCCAGAGCACAGGAGCGATGCTGATTGAGGTGTGGGTATCGGATGACGACTCCCTTAATTACGGTGGCTTTGAAATAGAGGTGCTCAAGTTCTGAGCATATATCAATAAGTAATCATTTAACCAATAAATAAAATTATGGCAACAGAGAAAACAATCACTTTATCCGACAAGGATGTGCCGAAAGTGTCGGCGCTTCCCGATGGGTGCTCGGTGCTGCTGGTAGATAGTGCCGGAGAGGTGTTGAAAAAGATGAGTGCGACTGAGTTTGCGAACAAGTATCCAAAAGTAATTGACCTTGATGGTCTTGGAGAGGGTTGGTGGGTTATTGGGCGCATAAATAGTAATACATATAACCAAAATACGGACATTATGCTGAGTTCAGGCATCGTCTCAGTGTCAGCTGTAACCATGAATAGAAAGGGCACAGACTTTTCAATGTTCTCTTTTATTCAAGGTCATATATATGGAGACCCAATGGAGATAATTCCGCTTTCAAAAGGATGCTATATCCCTAAAGTTGCAAGATATCAAATAAACCAGGAGAATTATTTGTGTCTCTATATTCCAAATGGAGCTGGTAGTGGTCGAAAATGTGCCGTACTGGCAGCGTATGGCATGACTTTCCTTGATAAAGCCGTTCCTCTCCCTGCCGGGACATACAGGGTGAGCGAATGGGATATGGCAACCGGAGAAATGAAAGAGACTACCAGTGTAATAATCGGGGGGGGTAATTTGCAATCCTTCAAAGAGTTACAATCTTTTCAGGGTTCCATACTCCCGAGGTCCGCGCAAAAGAAGAAACATCATCGCCGCAAGGCTTCATTCATTTACAGCTTAAACTAAAGGATTATGGAAACTGAAAAGATTTTGGAACTCGAAAAGATTCCAGTAGTATCATCTCCGAGCAATACCGGATATATATTAACAACGTTAGGTAGATATCCGATAAGTTTTTTTGTAGACTTGCTGCCGCTAATTATAGCGGCGTTAGTGACTGTGACTTAGCTCCTGATGGATTTTGCCCAATTGGTGAGAATCCGAAGAACGTACCAACTGGTGTAAAAATGGGTGGCTTTATTCTCACTCTAACATGGAATGCTGATACAAAACTGCAGCTAATCCTATCTTCTTCTATCCCTATGAACATATATACTAGAAGATGGGTTGTATCTAAATGGTCAGATTGGCATAAAATGGGGGGGTAAAAATTGCCTCGCATTCAGTAAGTTACGCAATAGAATTAAGGCAATACTTGAACCATCAGCCCATCAGGCAGAAAGGAGGGCGGCATGAGCGAGAAAGTTACAGAGCTCTCAAACGAAATGCTCAAATCCTTGATGGTAGATGCTGCAGTAACGAGAGCCGTGATAACCGACGCAGACTTGGCAACCAAAGCCGGAATATATATGGTAGATTGCAACGCTCTAAATCCAGCTGTAAATCTTCCAGCAAATCAAGGAATGTTGTTGGTTTTTACATTTGGCGGAACGGTATGGCAGATATATCTAGCCAATTCCGAAAAACTTTATTTTCGTCACAATTGGCATGCAACCACTTGGCGCCCCTGGAAAATAGTGACAAGTACAACACTATCCACCTAACCCGCAGAAAGGAGGTGGTTGCAGCATGAGTGAGAAGGTCTTGAATTTGACAGGTTCAATAATTCTGCCATTACTGTCTGGAGTTTTAGTTCTCAAAGAACAAAGAGGGAGTCTAAATGACATAAAAGAAACTGGGTTTTATGAGATTCTTCAAAACGCCCACACCGATTTACCAAAAGGTGCATACAGATATGGTGTTCTCCTTGTGCTCAGTACAAAAGAGTTTGGTATACAAATATACATTCCGCATCAGAAAACAAATGCATACTATTTGTATGTTAGAAGGGCGTATAAGGGTGTTTGGACAACATGGAATAGTATCGCAACCACTGAAATGGAAGAATCCTAAATAGGAACCCCCCACCACTTCACAGTGGCAGGGTTCTACGACCTAACAGGGCGTTAAGCCCTAAAATTCCTATGCAATAGGGGTTACCCTATTGTTAACAACTTCACAAATATAGTAATTTATTCTTTAACCAATCTAATTTTTATACATAAAATGACAGAGACAAGTACATTGATGGCTTCCACCATTACTGCAATCGGTACGGTGATTGCAAGTTTTTACGAACATCTTGCCCTTTGGCTTCTCCTTGGTATGGCGCTCGTGCTGGTGGATTTGCGTTACGGTGTGATGGCGGCAAGAGTAAGAGGTGAGAAGATTCGTCTTTCACGTGCATGGAGGCGTACCATCAACAAAATGATTGATTATCTGTGCTGGGTAACGGTGGCGGAGCTGATAAGCCGTACATTCGGTATATCACTCGGCGTCCCGGTGGTGAGTATGTCGATGCTCTTTATAATCTATGGCATCGAGATTTCATCTTGCGTTAACAATTATTTCGAGTACAAGGGTGTGCGCAAGCGATTCAATTTCTGGAAACTCATCCACCGCCCGGAACTGGAGGAGGCATTGGAGGATACAGCCGAGGAAGGAGACAGGAGATGAACATAATGACACTATTCGGACATATTGCGCCCTGGTGTATTATTATTTTTGCGGCGCTCACAGCATTCCCATTTGGCAAAAAGCCAAGTGATAACAGCAAAAAGGAAAAATCATATTGACATGGCAAATATTAGTATTTTAGCTCCCTTCATCCTCTCATTCGAGGGTGGATTTGTGAATGACCCTTTTGACCGGGGAGGAGCGACCAACAAGGGGGTGACAATCGCCACATGGCGACAGGTGGGCTATGACAAGGACGGAGATGGGGATATTGATGTTGACGATTTAAAGCTGCTCACTGACAAGGATGTCATTGAGAGAGTGATGCGTCCACATTATTGGAACCGGTGGAAAGCAGACCTAATTACATCGCAGAGTGTCGCAAATATCCTTGTGGACTGGGTGTGGGCGTCCGGAGCTCATGGCATAAAGATACCGCAGCGCATTCTCGGTGTCAAGGCTGACGGAATTGTGGGACCAAAGACTCTACAGGCTCTGAACAACCGGGAATCACGGGAGATATTCAACACTTTGCAACGGGAGCGCCGTGCTTTCATTGACCGAATCATAGCCGGAAATCCATCACAGCAGAGATTCAGGGCCGGTTGGCTCCGGAGACTCGACAGCATCGGGTTCGGCTCTCTGTCCTTGAACACCATCCCGGTAAGGACTGTAAGCTTCAAGGATTGATACAGGTGCATTGCCGTGATTTTAAATACAACTAAAACATTATCAGTTATGCACGTAAGATATTTTATATTTCTGCTCCTGGCTCTTCTTTGCTCATGCTCCACTCAGCGGTCCACACAGCAGAAAGTCGATGCCTCCTCGGTGAGCATTGACACCTCGCATCTCGAAGAAAAGAGTGATAAGACTACATTCCGGTGGGATTTCCTGTTGGCTCTATGCGATTCCCTGGGGATGCACATGCGGGCCGACAGTCTGAGGAGTGACGCTGACGGAGGCTTGACAGTTTACAATCCGGATATCAGTGTGTCCGTAGCCAAGCCGGAGGTCACCACCGGAAGCGCGGGGGTTGAGATATCTGCAGACTCTCTGTCCCGGACCAACGACCACATAGAGCAATCATCCATGACCGCAGACTGTGACGAGACCACAACGGAGGTCAAGGCTGCATCCCCGCTCTCTTTGACATGGCTGTTTGTCCCGGTGGCAATCATCATTTGTGGATGCCTTCTCCGATGGTATCACAAACGAAAATCATGATACTTGACCATACATAATTTGGGTTAGCTTTTTTTGATTTTAGTTATTTGGTTATTTTGTTTTTAACGCCCCGTCCGCGATGGATAGGGCGTTTTTTGTTATTTAACATCATGGTGCAAGGTTTTGGCACATATGCGATATTAAATTTGAGTATTGATAAGATTAAGCATATTCATGTTGGTTTGTGCATCCGACCGCAAGGGATTGTAGCCGGATGTTATTTTATTTTTTGCAATTTGTTGAAACTTTTGCTACATTTGTACCGTTGTTGTGGAGAATAAGCGCAAAGCAGACGCGCTCACCTCCAAAGTTCGCCCCCTGATGCTATTCCAGGGGGCGTTTTCGTTTTTGTCGTTTTTAGTCCGTTGGGCATCCTTAGGAGAGTTGACCTCGGCAACAGGTAGCCAAACCTACGGAATCGCGTTAAACGCAAAATTTGTCAAAAATAACTTACTTTTTACCGTAAAGTACCCAATCGAGGACTTTGCGATTGGCTGCATCTACTTTAGACCGGTCAAAATCAATATAGATGTCGGTAACGGAGTTGCCACCATGACCGAGGGCAGCGGCTATCGTTTCTTTGGGGATGTCAAGGGATGCAGCTATGGTCGCCCACGAATGACGCGCCCAATAGGTAGACAGAGGAGAGAGGGATAGCGAACGACCGAAGCCACGTAAGAACTCGCAGAGGTGACGGTAGAAGAAGCGGTAGTCGGAGCAGGTGTCGGCGTAGTTGAGCAGGAGGTTTGCGCCGCGATACTTTTCAATGATGACAGCGGCTTCGGGTTCAACCTTTATGGAGTAGAGTCGGTGCGTCTTGGCACGGGAGTATTCGATGCGACCATTGACAACGGAGGTCAGGTGGCAAAGGTCAACTATGTTAATGCCGCAGAGCATGAAGATGAGTTTGAAGCAGTCGAGGTAGCGTTGCTCGGACGCAGAGGTAACCGATGCAGAGAACAAGTTGCGTAGTTGCTCGACGGTAAGCGCACGTTTTCGCGTCTTTTCAGGAACGATTTTGAACTTGCGGAACGGATAGCAGGAGATTACCTCATCGTCGAGAGCGTCATTGAAAACGGCGCGGATATTTCGGAAGTGGATATTCCGGGCATTGCGAGAGGGGGAGGTCTTGGTAAGAAACTTATCAAAGTCGCGCAGCCATTGCACCGTTATGTCCTCGAATGCGAGAGCGTCAAGGCGTTCATTAAGATACGCACGCATACGCGTAAGAGTGGTAAGGTAGATGCGTTGGGTGCCGGAAGAACGACGGGTAATAAATGAGTTGAAGCGAGCGAGGAAAGTTACACGCTTGGACTCGCTCTCAGCAGCTTCGGGATGGAGCTCGGCAAGAACAAGCCGCCGGATATCGCAAGCGCGAAGCCCACGCAGTTCCCCGGCAGAGGAGAGCCTGAACAAAATGGAGTCGATGGCGATTTTTTGCTCGGCAAGCAGAGAGTTGAATTGTTGCTTGCGTGCATGACCGATTACGATTTGCCGCCGGGAGTCCCATTGGGTGGGGAGCAGGGAGATGTTGGTGGCAATGAGGGCGCGGACACCTTTGAGTGTAAGAACGATTTTGAGGGGAGCAGGAGAGCCGGGAGCACAGTCGCGGCAATCAAGATAAAAGCGAGTTGTTACCATAAGCCTTAAAATGGGCGACCGCTTGTATTCCGCTTGTATTTTGAAACGCATTGAAACGCGTTGAAACAATTTGAAACAT